AATAGATAAGGAGATTGCAGATAGAGGTGATGCTATAGATACAGTTACTGGTAAGATTAATACTGAGATAGCTGATAGAAAAGCAGCTATAACTGCAGAGGAAACCGCTCGTACTCAAGCTGATGAAGCATTACGTACTGACTTAAATGCAGAAGTTACTCGTGCTAAGAATGCAGAGAATAACATAACTGCTAATTATCAGTCAGCTGACTCTACTATTAATACTCGTATTTCTACAGAGATAGCAGATAGGAAGCAAGCAGATACTGAATTACAATCGGCTATATCTGCAGAGACTACTAGAGCTACTGGTAAAGAGGCAGAGTTATCTACCGCTATTTCTACTGAGACTACTGAAAGACAGAGAGGTGATCAAGACAACAACACTAGAATTACTGAAGTAAGTAATCAATTGAATGGATTTATAGCTACCAAAGGTCAACCTAATGGCTTTGCATCATTAGATAGTAAAGGTCTTATTCCTTCATCACAATTGCCTGCATATGTAGATGACGTAATAGAAGTAGCTACATTTGATGAGCTACCTGAAGTAGGGGAAGCTGGTAAGATATATGTTACATTAGATACTAATCTTACTTATAGATGGTCAGGTACTAGATACATAGAGATATCTCAATCATTAGCATTAGGTGAAACATCTAGTACAGCTTATGCTGGTGATAAAGGTAAATATCTCAAAGATGTATCTGACAGTTTACCTTCAGATATAATAACAAATCTTAAATTTCTCTATTCTACCAATTATGTTAACATAATGGGTGACAAGAAGACTAAGGGTGAAGATGGCATATATGTTGATGCAAGTTAGGCAATAGTTAGTATTGGTGCTGCTTCATCTACGTTTGCTGGAGTTATGACAACAGATGACAAGATTAAACTAGATGGTTTAAAGACACAAGAAGGTATTACTTCTGATATCAATTCCGTTTAGAGTAATCTTACTACTCATATCACTAATAAGTAGAATCCACATTCAGTAACTAAGGCTCAAGTAGGATTAGGTAATGTTGATAATACTAGCGATGCTGATAAACCTGTTTCTACTGCAGTACAGGCTGAATTAGATAAGAAGACTAACTCTGCTATTACGGATATTGACTTTGCTGATAGTACTGCTGATGACGCTATAATGACTGTTGGTTTAGCTAATGGTATTATTACTAGTGAGAAGAATGTAACATTGCCAAAAGCTAGCTCAACGTCAGCTGGTATCATTACTAGTCAAGAAAGTATTAAACTTAATAAGATACTTACTAATGGAGATGGTACTAAGTTCTTAGCAGATAACGGAACTTATATAACAGTAGAAACCGAAGTAAATACTGAAGCTGTAAAGACTACTAATGAGATACCTGTAGCTGGTGGCCCTTTAGCTAGTTTACTTAACAGTGCTGGCATTACTAGTATTAGTTCTGATACTAATCTGTAGGATTTATTTATGACATTGTTTACTAAGGAATTGTGGCCTGGTAGTCTTAAATTTACAGAAGGTGCACCTAACGCTACTATTTCAGTTCCTTCATTCACATTGAGTTCTACTGGATTAGTAGAAGTAGGTACCCCTATTACTATTAGTGATACTACATTATCTGCAGCTGTAGCATCTAGTACTCCTAGAAAGTATTCTGGATTTACTTATGGTTATAGTGCTGCCAATGATAACAGTAAAGACTCAGATAATAATACTATTACTATAAATGGTTCTAATGTAAATCTGTTAGAAGAAAATTATACTATGACTAGATTAGTAAATGGAGAATCAGAAAGTGCTACTCCTAATACAGATTATTCTGCTGTTACTTTAGAAAGTAAAGTATTTAATGCAATTGAAGGAAGTAATACAGTGAAGGTAGATATTAAAGGACCAAAAGCAACTGCTACATTTGCATCTATGCCTGTATATTATGCTTGTTCTAATCTTGGTAAGACTAGTGATGAACATAAGACTGTAGCTAAAGAGAGTGCTACATTTAGCAGTATTGTTCCTGGTAATACTAAGACTTTAACTGTTACAGGTGTATATCCTTACTTTACTAATAAGGATAATATTACTACATTTGCTAAATTGCCATTATCTACTAGTAAGTTATTGGATATTACTTATGTAGCTGAAACAGCAGATAATAAACATGCTTTCAAATTACCTTCTAAATTCACAGTAAGTTCTATAACTCTGTTAAATACATTAAATGATAAGTACGAAGATTATAGTATAGATCGTTTCACAGTGACTACAGAGAATATAGAAGTACAAGGAAGTCAAGTAGAATATAAGACATATACACGTAATGATGGTATTAATGGATCTTCATCATTTAAAATTACATTTGCATAATTATGAGAAATAAAGGAACATTTAATTTTAGTGGTAACTTAGAAGTAAAGAAAGATGCACCACTTGAAGCAGGTAGTATAGTTCCTACCTATGCGGATCTAACCAAAGCTGAGACTTGGACTGATGAAGAAGGTAGTGTATGGGTATATAAAGGAAAGAATGTTACATGTGAGGATAGACCAGGTAAGCTGTATCAGCTTACCTCTACCGATTATACTAAAACAAGTAATTGGGTAGAGATTGGTGGTGGAGGTACTGGAGGCGGTATCGTAGAAGCTCCTGAAGATGGGAAGTTGTATGGTAGATAGAATGCAACTTGGTCTGAGATAAATGATCTTATATTATTACCATCAATGATTATTACTATTAGCTAGCATAGTTCTTCTGAAGAAATATTAGAAGTGTTTGGTGGACTTGAGTCATTTAAAGCATTGATGATTAAGATTGCTTCTAGTAACAAACCGCTAGCTATTGCTGATAGCAATTAGAGTTCGTCTACATCTGCTTTCGTTATATACCATACTTGTACTTATGTAGAAAGTACATCTAAAATAACTATAGAAGTCATGTATCAGTTAGGCACTGCTATATACGATATGGTTATACGTTATGAAAATGAGACAGCTAGTGCTACAGTAAATTCATTTCTGTATCAAACTAATAAAGATCTTGAAGTATATTACTTTGAACCAGGTATATCACAGGGTAAGATAAGTCAAGAAGAATACACTGCATTGTAGAACGCCATTACTAAGAAGAAAGTCATTATGACTTACGTAGGTATGGCAGATCTATCTACTACTGGATCACGAATTCCCGTAGCCGCCTATACTATAGATAATGAGATTAGTCTCAACTTTGTAATAGATCAAGATTCTGCTTATCCTCTATGGGTATATATACACATTAATGGCTCTACTAGAGATATAACTGTTACTAAGAAAATAATGGGTTAGACCTCTAAAGCTATTAGTGGATTGGTTCCTGTTGATGGTAATACTGAGATTGCTGGTGCTTAGGCTATGGATTTTGTTGATAGTATGTTCGGAAGTTTTAATAATTACAAGAACGTAGTAATGGACATAATACAAAATCACTCTCAGTATCATATAACTTTGCCTGAAGATACACTTGGCACATATTTTCAATTAAGTAACGTAGTTGCATATCACGATAGCTCTTCTGCAGATATGTATCTATTAATGTTTACAATAAGTTTACCTGCAGAGAATTACGCTGTAGATGTGCATTCATTTTATATAAATGTAGATGGTACAGGAGGATGGGTTAAAGTCAATTCTCTAATAAAATCTAATAACCTTACTACCGCAACTAAAATATCTGCTACAGATTATGCAGCATTAGATCCTAAGGATGCTAATACAATGTATGCAGTAACTGAATAAATATAAGTATTATGAATAGTATTAATGTAGGTACATCTAAAGTAAGTACTGGGTATAAAGGAAGTCAAAATACTGATTATATTATATTAGGCTAGACTATAGTAAATACTAACAAGACGTATCCTTGTGCTAAGGAAGGCTCTTTGTAGAAAGCTACTTTATCTGATTTGAAAGCATTACCTTATACAGACTCTAACTAGATGATTTGCAACATATATTTCTCATAGCCTGTAAACTCATTTAAGTATAGATTTAAGTTTAATACATTTGATTAGACGGTTGATTGTGATCTACATCAGACTGTGAATGTTGGATATGGCAATATTAGAAATGAAGGAAATTATTGTATTGTAGCTGGAATGGCAAATCCTAAATGGTTAAGTAGCCTTAGTGATGTTAATCCGGGTTTATCTGCTACTTATCAGTTTATATTTGACGGTGATATATATGAATATATAATACAATGGTAAAATTATGGGAGAAGCTAAATTAGGTTCACAGAACATAGGTAAAATATTCCTCGGCAGCTAGCAACTGGGGGGGGGGTTGACGTTCCCTAAAGATAGACTGGAAAACGTTATGGATAATAACAGTATTATACTTTATATTAACACTAATAATCATCCTGTAAATTTTATTTTGGATGACGTCCTTGAAGAAACTGTTGATGCTAATTCAGTATGGTTTATAAATACTAGTAGAAACCATTTTTTAAATATGGTAACTACAGAAAATGTTTATATACATATTTTCTCTGATACAGTGATACTTCCTATGACTTATATGATAGCGGGTAATCCTATTCCAGTAGATCTAGATAGTGATGATGGTGTTATGATAATTATCTCTGCACAATAATATAATTACAATTATACTTTTAAATAAAGATGAATCCGTACTTAGTTCATATGTCAGATAGAGAATTACTAGAGTAGATATATATGTTATTACTCTAGATTAATGTTAAAGTCAGTGAGATTGATAATGACTCTAAACAATTCGGTATGAACTTGGCTGCGGATTTATTAGGTAATATGATGGACGATTTATCTAATAATAATAGAAAACAACAAAAAGAATGAAACACTTTACAATTGAAGAGATGACCGAGTCTTCTACTGCAAAAGCAAAAGATATAGATAATACTCCTTCATAGGAGATCTTAGCTAAACTGTAGAAGCTAATAGAGGCTATTCTAGACCCTTTAAGGGAATGGTATGGTAAACCCATTAGAGTTAACTCAGGATACCGCTGTGAGGCCTTAAATGAAGCCATAGGAGGTTCTAAAACATCTTAGCATTGTTTAGGAGAAGCCGCAGATATTACTGCAGGCAGTAAAGAAGAGAATAAGAAGTTATTTGAGTATATTAAAGATAATCTTCCATTTGATCAGTTAATTAATGAATCTGATTTCTCTTGGATTCATGTATCATATAGAGAAGGGAGATTACGTAAACAAGTATTAGCTTTATAATTAAAAATTATGATAAGACAAGAAAATATTAATTTTGTAGCATCTAAGTATGCTCCTAATCCAACTGAAGTAGCATACTGGATTGATTTATCTGCAGATAGTTCAGGTAATGTCATAAAGAGTAATACTAATGGCATGTGGATACCTATTAATAATAGTGACAATACTGATTAGACTGAATAGATTAATCAGATCAAGAGTAACCTTAATGCTGAGATTAGTAGAGCTACACAAGCTGAGTAGAACTTAGCAACTACATTAGCTACTAAAGCAGATAGTGAGGCAGTATACACTAAACAAGAAACTACAGATATTGTAAATGCTGCTAAAGTAACTGTAAATAATACTCTTACTTCTGACTCTATAGTAGAGGCTCTATCTGCAGCTCAAGGTAAACAGTTAATGAATTTAATTAATGCTTTGACTGATAGAGTAACAGCACTTGAAACACCTGAAGTTCCAACTGTATAAATTTAATTAATTATGACAACGTTAGCATAGAATGCAAATGCAGGTTTATTCGTAGGTAGTTCTTTGATTTCTAGTCAAGAAGGTCCTCAAGGTCCTTAGGGGGAACGTGGTACTGATGGAGCAAGTGCTTCTATTACAGATGTAACAGCTACTATAGATTCTAATGTAGGTACTCCAGCAGTTACTGTAACTATGGGGGGGACTGCACAAGCTAGAACGTTTACTTTTAACTTTAAGAATCTTAAAGGAGTACAAGGTGCACAAGGAATTCAAGGAGAAAAAGGTGATACTGGTGCTAAGGGAGATACTGGAAGTAAAGGTGATAAGGGTGATAGAGGTACAGATGGAGTATCTTGTACACATTCATGGAATGGTACTACTCTTACTGTTACATCTGCTTCAGGTACATCTTCTGCTAATTTAAAAGGAGATAAGGGTGACAAAGGAGCAACCGGATCACAAGGTCCACAAGGGCCAAAAGGTGACAAAGGAGATCAGGGGCCACAAGGACCTGCAGGATCTACTAGTTATAATGCTGATACAGTAGATGGCCTTCATATAGTATCTTGTACTTAGGCACAATATGATGCGTCATCCAAATCATCTAATACTCTTTATTTGATTATAGGATAATATGAATGGAATAAAACAAGGCACTAATAGTGTTAATAAAGCTTACTTAGGTACTAACCTCATAATGGGGGGGGGTGGAGTGAATGACTTTATAAATCATTCAGATCCTAATTCGTATAAACCATTTATACTTGTCAATAATAGTAGTTAGGAAGTAAAGATAGAGGTAAAAAATACTGCCGACACAATTATAGTAACAGTACCTTCCAAAGGATCTTATGTACATACTGAAGATGAAACTCAACCGTTATCATTTAGAAATGTAAGTGGAAGAGATATATACGGAGGTTTATGGTATACATATTATGATTAGGATGGTGTGTATTACATAGATTGGGATGTCGATATGTATGATGGAGATGAAATAGTATCTTTAGCAGGAGATCAGACTAATGCAATAGCATTTATATACATATATGATTATTAAAACAAACAAAATTGATTAAAATCGGGGGGGGGGGGTAAATAGATGGACACCGGCATATTTATAGGGGACAAAATAATTACCACATCGTGGGATAAGATATGGAATAAACCAAATACTCTAAGCGGCTATGGGATTACGGATGCGGTAACAATTGACACACATCAACAAATATACGGAACTAAGGAATTTAGACAGACAGTATTTATTGATACACAGTCTGACGTAAAGTTAATAATGAGGGATGATGATAATCACGCCTTAATTGGAGCAGCTAATAGCGAAGGATCAGTATTATCAAGACTTGGATATTATGGTGATAGGTGGGGAATTGACGGATATAAAATACTTACTACAAATAACTATTCTGCCGAACTGGATAACCGCTACGTCAACAAGGCAGGGGATACGATGACAGGAAAATTGTTATTTAACGCAGATTCTGGCATTGACCTTATATCTATTCCAAGAACCAAGTCTGCTATCAGTTTTAACAACACAGGTTCCAATAGAATTGGAATTAACTTCACAGACGGAGACGGTAACCTAAGAATAGCTAAAACCGATATTAATCAAGACTGGGTAAGCGGAGACGTAAATATTCTTTTAGGGTCTAATAATTATAAAGTTTGGCATGCCGGCAACGATGGTTCAGGTTCAGGGTTGGATGCGGATTTATTAGATGGTAAACATCTTGGTAATGTAGGAGATAGAGTGATGCGTCAAATTGGCTTCCCTAATTACAATGAATTTGGCTCTACTGATACTAATGTTTATTTAAGAAAGATATTAGGCTGGTGTTATAATAATGTTAATACTGGGGCTGATGACTCTTTATTTATTGGAGTCGGACATCCTAATTCATTAGGTAATATGCAGATACAAGTGTATTGTAATAGTGGAATAAATGAAGAAGGATATCCAGGATACTCAACAGGTGTATACTTTCCGTTAGACAGTAACCCGATTATTTTTGGTACAAATTAGAATAATTATTGGCAAAAGACATTAGCTTGTATTAGTGATAATGTAGCTTCGGCAACTAGGCTTGCAACCTCTCGCTCTATATATGGTAATCCATTTGACGGTACATCAGACATACCAGTAACAGCCATAGGTAAAATGAGATTCCTATACTTTACGAAAGACGATGGTAGCGAGCTTGGGTATGTAGGTAAGGGATCGGATCATGCTAACAATTTAGAGTTTATCAATTACGAAGGCTCTCTCGTTTTAGGTGCAAATCAAAGTGATGATGTAATAATCACTACCAATCACAACGTCGGCATAGGCACTACATCGCCAGCTTACACACTTCATGTAAATGGAGTCATTTATGCAAAGGATGGTTTCAGGGAGACATCAGACATTCGTAAGAAGAAAGTATTAAACTCTCATACTGTGAGTCTAGATGATATGGCTTATGCTGATCTATTTGACTATACTCTTATAGATGATGAAAAAGAAATAGTAAGAGTAGGTACCAATGCTCATTACTGGCTTGATAAATTACCTTAGGTTGTTACTAAAGATAATGACGAATATCTATCTTTAAACTATGGAGTACTAGGAACTGTATGTGCTTTATCTGTATCTAAATATGTTAAGTAGTTAGAAGATAGAGTTACCTTATTAGAGAATAAAATAGCCTCATTATAGTAAGTAAGAAGCGCTATTAGATGTTACTAGTAACTATTCAATAACAGGAACATAATAATACCGTGTACGTTATATAAATATAATCTCGAACAATTTTCAGAGTCCTTGCTGATTTTATCCCCTTTTCAAATCAACAAGGACTTTTTGGTTACACTTATCAGTTACTATCTATGAATTATTATCAGTTAGGAGAATACACAATGCCGATATTTAAGAACATGTTTAGCAGTGCAGAAAAGTTTCTTTCCGCTGCTATAGGTGGATTAATTTCACTATATTCACCAGTATATGTTCCTATAATGGCTCTAGCAGGTGTCATAGTAGTCAACACTGTATATGAGTGTAAGGTAAATAAGAAGTTCAAAGATGACGAATTTTTTGCTCGTTCTAAGAGATTAACGTCAAAGATATTCTACAAACTCAGAGATGCTATAGTAGCTATTTGTGGAGCATTTACTATTGAGAAGTTTATTGTAACTTCTATCGATTTACATGCTATCGAGTTTATAGCTGGTGCTATCGCTCTCGTTGAGTTCTTTTCTTTACTAGAACACTTAGGTAAGTTACATCCTAAATGGAAGATATGGAATATACTTAAGAGAGTAGTAAAGAAGAAAGGGGAACAGATTTTAGATGTCGAATTAGATGAAGAACTATCAGATGATACCAATAATAGTAAAGATAATTAATTGGTTCAGTAATAATATCAGAATAGTCGCAGTAGGTTTCGTTAGTTTACTTATTGCGACTATTTTGTTTTAGAACAATTAGTTAAGTAAGAAAAATAAGGAAATAGATAGAATAACTAACAATATAAAGGCTTACGAAAGTATAGCTACAGATAAAGAAGCACACAATAGAGTATTACAACTTACTATTAATGAACTTAATTATAGTAAGGATAGCCTGGTACAATATATAAACTAGGTTAAGAAAGAAAATAAAGTCAAAGATAAGAATCTAACCAATGTAAGTGTAATCAATACTGAGATTAAGGATTCTGTGAAAACAGTAATTAAAGAGAAGTTAATAGACTTCGATAAAGAGTTAAAACTCAATGACTTAACAACTATCATAGTTAGTAGAAAGGATTCAATCCTAACAGCCAAAATAGATATAAAAAACTAGTAGACAATATTCGTAACAGAGAACAAAGAATATAAGAATACTTATAAGAACTGGCTAGTTAGATTCTTTCACTTTGACTTTAAGAAAATACATATCAAAAATTACCAGATAGTAAATAGCAATCCGTTGATCAAAGTAACGGATACACGGGTAATAGAAATTCCCGACAAATAACATATTCAAAACAATATTAATCAATAATAATATGCATAGAATATTTCATATTAAAGCTTATGAGAAAGAACATGGTCCACACTTCAATGAGGAGCACGCTCGTAAAGCTGTAATGAAGATGGAAAATGAGGATGGTACTCGTGGACCGCATTGGTCTATAGAGGAAACCACTACATTAGCCAGTCAGTATGGAATTACTTTAGGAAGTAAGTTCAATCGATATGATTGGTTCGTAGCATTAAATATGGTTTATTCTGACTATTACAAAGTAATCATTAATATCACTGGTTCTAATAATACTAAGAACTATGTTGAGTTTGCCAAAGCTTGGCTAAATGATAAAGACATAGATGAAGGCAAGATGTGGTATTACTATGTATACGTAATGTGTGATAAAGTCAGAGAAGCTGAAATGGAATGCTACGAAAAAGAAATGTACAAATACGAAGACGACGAAGAAGACGAAGAATTTGGTCGTTATCGTAGAGGTGGTAGACGAATGGGAATGTTTGGAAGACGTCACATGTATGATAGGGATGACTATGATAGACGTGAACACGAATACGAACATGAACATGATCACGATTATGATCCTTATGAATACAAGCGTAAAGCTATTCGTTACGTTAGATACTAATTAAAATCAAATTTATAAAATAAATCAATTATGTTAGAAGATAGAATTATCGTGCAAGATCGTGGTATTGACGCTGGTCTTGCTGCTTTAATGCAAAATGCTAATAGAGGTAATATGGACCCCGCAGCTTTAATGGCTATGATGAATAACAACGGCATGGGCGGTAACGGCGGCTGGTGGTGGATCTGGATCATATTGCTGTTCTTCTGTTGGGGTGGTAATGGTTTTGGTTTCGGTGGTCGCAATGCAGGTGCTTTGGCTTCTGAATTGAATACTGATGCTAATACTAACCTGTTAATGTAGGCTATCAATGGCAACAAAGACGCTATTAACAACCTTGCTACAACTTTGAACTGTGATATCAACTCTGTTCAGACTGCTTTGAATACTATCAATACAGGTGTAAGTCAGATATCTTGTGATACTAAACTTGCAAGCTGCGAAGTAATCAATGCTATTACTTCTGGTAATGCTTCTTTGGCTTCTCAGTTAGCTAGCTGCTGCTGCGATTTAAGACAAGAAGTATGTAGCGTAAATAACAATATAACTAGAATGGGTTATGAGAACCAGTTAGCAAACTGCAACCAGACTAATACTTTGCAGAATGCAATAACCTCTGGTTTCAATAGTTTAATGACAGATAATGCTTCCAAATTTAATATCATAGGTGCTAAGATTGATGCTCAGACTCAGATTATCAATGACAAATTCTGTCAATTAGAAATGCGTGAAATGCAGAATAAGATTGATGCGCTTCGTGATGAAAAGCAAGCTTATCAGTTGTCTGCTTCTCAATAGGCTCAAACAGCTAATATCGTTAATCAGATCAGACCTTGTCCGGTTCCTGCATATCTGACATGTAATCCTTTTGGATGTAATGGTGGGTTCTCAGGATACGGATATGGATACGGCGAAGGCTGTAATTGCTAAGAAAGGAGGTAATTATGTTTTATCCTTTCAATCCTTACATGTTTAATAATAGAGTAAGAACTGTAGATAATTTTGGTATACCAGTAATTAGAACTATCTATGTTACATCTGATGTAGAAAATAGCAGTGTAACATATGGTATATGTCCTAAAATATGGAGGCAATTGCCATGTGAAGGTATCTTCTTACTAAATGTAACACACGTACCATCGTCTACTATACCTGCTGGTGCATTAGTTAGTATTGATCCTACTAGGTCTAGTAGTTCGACTACTTCTAGTAATACATCTAGTGGAGCTAAGCCATTGATTAATGGTTCTGGTGATTAGATGCCTACTGAAGAAGTATCAAATGGCAATAGATACTTTGTATACTACAATAAGAATAACGGAATCTTCCAAATAGTAAATCACATTGTTACTCCTGCAGCTCCTGCAGCTTAATAAATAACTAAGGGCTCTTAATTGAGCCCTTTTAATCTTAACAATATGCTATTCAATCAATTAAAACCTGGTGATAACGTCTACATTATAGAAGTTGTAGGGACGTTTAAAAAGAATACCGAGTATAATATAGGTAGAGTTATATCGGCATCTAAGATATACGATGAACCACTACCACAAGGGTAGTTCCCAATGCCTAATCAACCTCGTAAGAAAGTAATAGATATAGTAATACAATGTAATGGAGAATCTAAGAAGTTTACTATACCTGAAGATAGATCAGTAATAACTGATACTAGTATAGGTCTTACTATTTCTACAGATAAATCTGAAATAGTTAGTATTATTAGAAATCAGTATAATTCATACAAAGCTCAAAAAGAATCAATTGCCAAGTGTGATGAAGAGATGAGAAAATGTCAAACATTGCTAGATAAACTTGGTACTGAAGAAGATAATAAAGAGGAGTCGAAGATAGATGCTTTATAGAAAGAAATAGATGAGTTAAAGAAAGTAATTAAACAAGCAAGTCAAATGGTTCCACCTCCAATGAAATAGATGCTACCATAGGATATGCAAGATGTAATGGATAAGGTTGATCAATAAGGTCAACCTTTTTTTGTTTTAAGACTGTACAGGAAGCGCTATTAGTTATACTAAGGGATTGTAAAGGCAAACACATAAAGTGTCTCAAAACGCTTTAAAATGCGTTTTAGGATGTATTAACGTTAATGAAATAAATATGAGTCTAAATAATATTATTGACAATGTGTTATAGATAGCTCGTAATAACAATATAACTGAATCTGAGAAGTTATCCAAACATCAGATTGAGTTGTGGATTAAGTATTACAGAGCTATGTTAATAAAGTAGGCTATAGATAAAGGATATGATGTAGATGAAGCGTATGTCTCTACATTAGAACCAATCCACTTAGATAGAGTACAAACAGTTCCTAATAAGTTTGTATATGTAGGAGATAAGGAACTACCTACTTTGATTAATTTTAAGTATAAACCAGGAGTACTAGCAGTACGAGATATGTTTGGTAATCTTATTCAATTGGGCAGTTATACTAAAGCCAAATTGTAGAGATACAGAAAGGCTACATGTAAAGATTATATTGCTTGGGTTAAGAATAATAAAATATACGTAGAAGGTGATTCTAATCAATTAGAATACATAAGTATAGATGTAATACTTGAGGATCCTACTAAAGACATACCTTGTTACAATCCTGATGATGAATATCCTGTACCATCTGCAATGGTTCCTACTATAGTATAGATGATACTAGAAAGAGAACTTAGAACATTAATAACTCAACCTAGTGATGTTACCAATGATTCTGAAGATGATACACAAAACCTATATAGTAAGAGATGAGAGAAAGATTAACATATGACAGAAAGTGTTACACTATTGCTGATTACTATATAAGCTATAAAGAATATATAGAGCCAGATACTTAGTATGATGTAGACCTAAAAACCTTCAAAGCTATAGTAACTGATTATTTCAAGTATATCAGAGATGAAGTAATGTATAATTGTAAGGAATTTAAGTTACCATGTAGATTAGGTAAATTGTCAATAGTTAAACATTAGCCTAAAGAATTTACAGGTAAGAGCCTAAGATGGGACTGGAAGGCTACTAAAGAGTTAGGTAAGCCTGTGTATCTATTAAATGAACACAGTGGGTTCTTTAAGTATAGATTCTATTGGTCAAAGAAGGACTGTTTACTCACTAATAAAAGTATGTATTAGTTTGTAGCTTGTAGGCAAAATAAAAGAGATCTGTGCAAAATAATTAAATCTAGATTAAGAGATTATGTAGAAGTATAAAATAGATGACTTAAAAAGAGTGCCAAAGACAGCAGGTATATATTCTATACAAAATATATTAAATAATAAGCGGTATATAGGTAGTACTAATAATTTCTACAATAGATTTCATGAGCACAAACACGAATTATTAAATAATAAGCATCATAGTAGCCACTTATAGAGAGCATTTAATAAATATGGATAGAATGCGTTCTAGTTTCAGATTTTAGAGGTATGTGAACCTATTCGTGATACTTTACTATGCATAGAATAGAAATATTTGGATTTAAAACCAGAATATAATGTTAATAAATTTGCTACTGGTGCTGATATAGGGTTTAATAAGAAGAAGAGCGATAAGTATCATAATATAGAAGTACAAGGAATTGACCCTGTCACAAGAAAAGTAGTAATTATATTTCCAAGTATAATACACGCTAATGCTTTTTATAAGAAAGCTAAATATAATCCTGGAATATTGCAATCTATAAATACATTTGGAAGGCATACATATATGAATCTTATATGGAAATTTAGCTATCAAGATATTAAATTATTCCAGAATGCCTGTTTAAAAAAAAGGAAAAGGATAGCAAAATATGACTTAAATGGAAATTTAATCGATGTCTTCTAGTCTGTTTGTGAAGCGTAGAATTCTGTAAATTAGCACAAAAATTTTGCTAGAGATCTTAAAAAAAATAATTATAAATGGAAGGGATTCCTTTGGAAATATTTGGACTAATATGATAGATAATAAAATGATATCGTCTAAAACTGTTATAGCTAAGGCTATATCAGATTTTGATATAAAGGAAAATGAAATAAGAATATCTGACTGGAAAGAATGGCTACTAGAAGGAATACTTAAGATAGGAGCTATACAACAGTATGATCATAAAGTAGTAGTATTACCTGTAGTAAATCATCAAGTATCTCTACCTTGTGATTTGTATAAATTAGGTCAAGTGGCATTTTCATTTTAGGATAACGGTGGATGGCTTCCAATGAGAAAGAGTACATCTAGCTTTGGAGTATTCCACGATAATGGTTGTGGTAAACCTTGTATGTTAATACACGATACTGAATTATTTCCATTAGTGAAGAATATGTTTAATCTTACTAGTGATGCAGAAGCATTACAGAAACTAAATGAAGATACTAGCTTAAGATAGACATTAAGTATATTACTTAATCAATGGACAGTAGGTACAGTAAATGGGTAGTATACCAATGGTACAGTAGGACATAGAGATGGCACTATGTTCAGTAATGAGTTATAGTATATGACTAAACCTGGCTATATTATGACTAATATACCTTGTGGTTTTGTTAAGATATCCTACTATGCAATATTCACAGATAGTGAAGGTATGCCTATGATACCAGATATTGAATCGTATAAAGAAGCATTGCTGTGGTATCTAGGAGTAAAACATTATTATCCTAAGAAATTAAGAGGATAGATAAGTCAAGGAGATTATTATGACATACGTAATTCTTATAACTTCTATCGTAAACAGGCATATGCAGAGGCAATGATGCCAGGAGTAGATGATATAGAAAGTATTAAGAATACTTGGACTAAATTATATCCTGAGTTCGATGATCACGATACGTTCTTCTCTACTACAGGAGATGAGTAGAATGTATATAATTAGAATAGATTATGATTAGTAATACAGCTTAGATAAACACATTCACAGGTGGAATGAATACCGATACTGATATTAACTTATTACCTAATAATCAGTACAGGTATGGATAGGACGTCCGTATAGTTACGGATGATGAGGGTACTTCAGGTGTATTGCAAAGCGTAGATGGAGCTAAAAAGTATAATTACAGTATAAAGAATACTGAGAGAATAATTGGTACTGCTACTATTAATGATATTGCAGTAGTAGTAACTAAGTTAAATGATGAGTATAATAAGATATACCGTATAGAGAATTTTAATTCTCCTAATCCTACTAGTACTGTAATACTAAAGGGCAAGTTAGGAATTGGTAAGGATTATGATTCTAATCAGATTAGTATAGTACTTAACTATGAGACTATATCTAACATTAAGATGTACTTTACAGATGGAGGATCTATTATAAAGGTAATCAATATAATGGATGATAAGTATGTATAGTACCCTGATATAGATAACCCATTACTAGATGAAGAGGGTAATATACTTAATCCTAATAGTATTGATATTATTCCTAATGCAGTATTACATCCATTTGTGATACGTAATCTTGTAAAGGGTAATTTTAAAGCTGGTGTAGCTCAGTACTGTTATAGATTATATAATCCCCATTCTCAATAGACCTCTCTGTCAAGCTTAAGTAAAACAGTACATCTGGCTGAATCTGACAGTAGTTCTAGATTAGAGGATTATTACGGCTCGTCAAAAGGTAGCCTTACTGGTAAAGGAGTTGTACTATCAGCGCCTCTAGATACTAAAGACTTTACTCGTTGTACTATTATACGTATCTTCTATGAAGATAATGATTCTGCTCCTACATATTCTATAATAGATGACGTTGAAATAAGTCCAGCTTCTGATGAGATTAACTATACTGATACCGGTTCTAGTGGCATCAGTACTCTTACTCAAGAAGAGTTTAACGCACTTACTAGTTATGCATTTATATGCAATAGTATTACTACTGTATAGAATAGACTATTTGCATCTAATGTAACTGAAACCTCTTGGGTTCCTATGATAGAGGATGTAGATGGTGAAATAGTGGAATATGATGCTAGAGCGTATCGTGCTAACTCTGACGGATATATTAGAATTGAAACATCTGATCCGGAATAGTATATGTACTTTGGTATAGATGATGTAATTTCTATGCGCAAAGTTCCTAAGCAGCACGATTGTATCAATCCATATAACCTTGTTACATAGAATAAATACTCAGCTACTGGTTCTAAATATGTATACGGTCGAAATAAGAAACTTGGTGGTAATGGCCTAAATATAGAGTATACATTTATAAAAACTCAATTGGAAGAGGCAGATATTACTGAAGCTTATGGCGGATTAACAAATAGTGTAGGAATAGTCGGACGTAATCCCGTTAGAGTAGACTATGTGGCTACTTATGATATAAAAGGAGGAGATCCATTATATGTAGATAGAGACTACAATAGGTATATGCAGAAAAACTATGCAGACCCTATAATTGATTCTAGATACAGAAGTTATCAAAGAGATGAGATATATAGATTCGGTATAGTATTTTATAATGATAAGTTTATCCCATCTCCAGTGTTATGGATAGGTGACATCAGATTCCCTGATTTATAGGATTGCCCTATTACTGAAATGAAGTATAGTAGTCTATTATCTGTTCCACTTGGTATATAGTTTACTGTTAAAAATATGCCTATAGATGCAGTAGCATATGAGATAGTAAGATGCGACCGTACTATTGAAGATAGAACTATTGTATCTTAGGGCGTAATTACTCCTATATATAACTATAGAATTCTAGAGACTAAAGAAAGCGGAGATATAGGCGTAGGGGAGAGTAATAAGGAAACTAGTGAATACAGATCTTTACCATTTCTACATAGTAAAAAGACTAACTTCTAGGTAATGAGAATTGCTTATGATAGTAAGATACTTGAATCCGGAATACTAAAATCTGATGAGCATATTACAGATGAATATTGGCGTTTTATTTCTCCAGAAGTATGCTTTAATGGGGAGAAAATGGAAGATCTATTTAAAAGTAATATTTATATAGAACAACAAAATCTGCTTCTTACCAAGTTCAACCCAAATTTAGTAAATCAAGACTAGACAGACGTCAGAAACTGGGTAGCAGTAAGTTCTAAAAACATATACCCACCTAATGGAGAAACTTCTTCAGATACTAATTTATAGAAAGGCAGACAATTTGCTAGAGTATTCCTTACAGGAAGTGGTAAGGATAATAGATAGGTATTTGAATTTTATGCGTAGGATTTCTGTAATGCTTACATATAGAAATTCTTTTATGACAAGAGTAGTAAACATTTTGGTAAATCTCAAACAATATCCAATGCTAAATATCCACCTATGATACCATATAATGTTACTAATAACGGTGGAGTAAAGCCATATAAAGTAAATATAGGTAACATAACTTACAGCAATTGGACTGCTACAGAATTCTTTACTAGCGATCATGTGCCAACATTTGGACCAGCTGGCCCATGCTTAATCCTTCAGGTATCTTCTGATTCTATAAATAATATACGTGGGGTTAGTGGGTCAGCAGATAGCGAGTATGCATACGAATGCCCTCTTATAGTAGTTAATGCTAAGAGAGGCATAGTACCATATAGTGGTAATACTTATTCTGCTAGAACTAACTCTGTATATGTATCTATTGGAGCATATAGTAAAGAAGTAGACGAACCATTGTACGTATACGGAGGAGATACTTATATTGGATTACTTGACTATCCAGCATAGATGATATTTACAAAGAATGACATTAGTGAATGGAATGAAGCTAAGAAGTATTTCGGCGCATATATTCCATTTGAGAGTACCATCAATATGAAGCTATCTATGGGAGAAATGACTCATAGAACTTTTAATTCATCATTGAATACAGTAGATGCCTTTATGCAAATTGAACCTACACAAATGTAGGGTTTCCATGCATAGAGTAAACCATACTATTTATATAATGATGCGTACTCAGTAGTATCAGATGCTAAGTTATTTACTACTAGAGGATTATATGATGAGGCTAATATTAAGTCATATAATAGAGTATATACGTCATAGGCTAAGACTACTAATGAAAATGTAGATAGTTGGTCTATATTCAAACCAGCTGACTATATAGATGTAGATTCTAAGTATGGTTAGATTACTAATATCAAAGGTATATTTAATAAGCTGTACTTCTGGTAGAATACTGCATTTGGGTAGCTATCTGTAAATGAACGCTCTCTTGTATAGGATAACAATGTTGGTCAATTAGTATTAGGTACTGGTGGAGTACTAGATAGATATGACTACATAAGTACTGCTAATGGTAGTAGTGTAGTCAATGATAGGAGTATCATTAATTCAAATAGTAATGTTTATTGGTACGATTAGGACAATAATGAGATAGTCAAATTTGGTGGACAAGGTTTGAATATTATATCTAAAGAGTGTAACGTTCAAGCTTACATGAATAATATGTATGACTAGAAGACAAAAGAAGCTAACTCTGTGTATGATAAGAAGTATGATGAAATATGGTTTAGACTATATAATAAATCATTGATATATAATGAGAGGTTGAATATATTTACATCTTTATACACATTTGACCCTGATTTTACGTTACCATTTAAAGATAAAGTTGTTACTACTAAGAATAATGATTTTTATGTCATAAATTCATTACAAATAGATGGATTTGGAGATGCTGATAAAGATGTACAATTAAAGATAGTAGTAAACAAAGATCCTCAGTATACTAAAGTATTTGACAATATAGCATTTTAGGGAGAGTTTGTAGCCCCTAATAATAAGCTTCTTACTTAGGATGTACTTAGAGGTGCTAAATTTGATACAAAACATTAGACATCTACTAGACAAGGTGAAGACTTAAAGTTCGATTATCGTGAAGATACTTACAGATTGCCTGTTCCAAGACAGGATGATTTTGAAGAGAATGAGAGCTTATCATTCCCTGCTAGAATGAGAGGTAAGTATATGGAATGCGAGTATAAATTTAAGTCTGCTAAAGATTATTCTTTTTAGATGCCACAGATAACAACTACTTATAGATATTCTAAGATTTAATATGAAAAAGAATATAAAGAAAAAAAAGATAAAAGTTCCAGCAGCTTAGTTTGGATTTAAAACACCAACCCTGCAGGATTACTATAATGATTTTTAGATGCGGCTCAAATTAGGAGATACTGCTGACATGTACACATATAAATATGGAGTAAATCCTAATGACGAGAGATTGTATAATTTTACGTTATAGGCTGCTAAAAATACTGCTGGAAACATAGATAAGTTATCTTCAATCAGTAATAGTAATATAGCATTGCCAAGTTTAAATCCCGCTCCAGTTGCGTTTAACAAGCAGTCATCTATAGATCTTGGCACTGCTCCTAATGATCCATCTAATCTCATTCAAAAAAATTCGTCTGGATCTGGAGGAGATAAAATGGGCTCATTGAATGTATTAGGTATAGCACAAGCTATACCGGGAGCTATTAATACTTTAGCCAGTCCATTTCAAAAGTCTACCGCTACTACTGGTGGAGAAGCTACAATGTAGTCTCTTTCTGATATTGCAAGTGGAATTGGGTCTGGGGCTCAATTAGGGTCTGCAATAGGTGGACCTGTAGGTGGAGCAATTGGTGGTGCAGCTGGAGCTTTAATTGGAGCCATTGGTAGGAAAGGTAAGAAAGCAGCAATGACTTCTTTTACTGATTATGACGAGGGTACTTTAAACACTGGTCTTAGAGCTTTATTTAAAGGTAATAGTGGGCTTAGAGCAGAAAGAGCTAGAATAAGAACTAATGCCTTTTAGAATAGAGAGGGTGTAGCTGGTACAGAAAGATTACTCAATGAATTCAATGAGAATAATACTGAAATAGGTACTAATACATTCCAATATGGTGGAGGAGTACCTACTTCATTAGCATATGTAGATGATGGAGAATTAATACAAACTCCTGATGGATCTGTTAGCAAAGTACCAGAACAAGGTCAACCTACTGATAGTAATCTAGTTGATTTACCAGAAGGCAGTAGAGTGTTAAGTAATACTTTAAAAGTACCCGGTACAAGTAAAACCTTCGCAGAATTAGGGGACAAGATAATGACTAAAAGAAAGAGTAAAGGAAATGATATATATGCCTAGAATGCAGATATGCTTAATGAGATGAATAATAAAATGTTGCATGATAAGTTGTTTACTATGCAAGAGAATCTGAAAGCTAAGAAAGGCATAAAGAATAAGAGTAAGAGTATTGAAACCTATTATAATGGTGGGGTATCTAGTAGGCATAATACTATAAATGTGCAGGATAATAGATATAATTTAGGGGATACCTTCAAGTATAAAGGAACTACATATAAAGTAACTGGTACTAATAAGGCAGAACCAGTTGTAGCTAGAGATACTTGGGGCATAAAAGGTGATATTACTGCTCCTTGGGATAGTTATGGTAAAACAGTGGATGCTGGTAATTTACCTGAAGTAACGGTAACTGCAAGTAAACCTAGAACTACTACTCCTAAAGTAACTACTACTGCTACTAAGCGTGCTACTAGAGCAGCAAGTAAGTCTATTGCTCCAGAAATAGTTCCTGATCTTACTACTATAGATGAGGATTATCGTGCAGAAGCTACTCCAAATGATATTGCAACTAGAACTACTAGCAAACCAATAGTTGCTCCTGTAATAACCAAACCTACATATAATCCAGATTGGTTAGGTATGGCAGGAGATGTATTTGGAGGTCTAGCATCTTTAGCTCCTATAATGTCTAATTTATTCACTAGTGACCCTGAAGCTGTACCAGTTAACTATAATCCATATGCTTAGGCTATTGCTAATACTATGGCTAGACGTAAGTATAATATTGATCCAGTACTTAGGGATATTGATACTAATAGAGCCGTAGGGGATTATAGTTTGAGTCAGCAAATGACTAATACTGGTCACAATATGGCATTTAGATTACAGAATGCTATTGCTGCTAATAAGGCTAAATTGCAAGCTAGATCTGTTGAAAGTAATGAAAATAATAGATATAAAGCAGAATACGCAAACGCAATGAATGATCTTGGTAGACAATACGTTAGCGCTACTAATCTTGCTTCAGACTTAAATGCGCAGAACAGAGCTACTACTCGTAATATACGTAGAGCAGGAATTAGCCAATTGAGTTCATGGGCACAGAATAGAACTCTCATGCGTAATTAGAGTAAGAGAGATAAAGCTATGCTTGAATTATATAAACCGTTCCTAGAAGCTGGTTTTACTACGGATGTAATAAATAACTGGAATAAATTCTTAAGATAATATGTAGGCAAATAGATATGATAGGGCGGCTGAAGCCCCTATATTAAACACATATGTTCCTATTAATTTCGGTGAGTTATATAGGATCGGTTCAGCTCAAAAGGAAGCTGTAGATTAGGCGGCTAGGGAACTGACCAATAATCTAAAAACTTTTGCAGAGTTTCAATCTCCATCAGCTATAGATACTGAAAACTATTACAAGAACTCAATAGGCAAATTCGCCGATTTAGTTTAGGAAGCTTCTACAAATCCTGATGCTATGAAAGATGCTAACTTCAGAGCTAGGTTACAATAGAGAATTAATAGTTTAGATTATTCTGCTTTAAGTCAACTTAAGGAAAGTGCTAATAATCTTAGATTAGGGTTATAGACCAGGGCTAAGATGAAAGCAGAAGGGCTGTATAACGAAGATTGGGATGAATCTGATATAGCTAACTATGACACATTAGGAACTAAGAAAGTATTTGAAGATATTAGCCCTGTGAAATTCATGACCGCTAATCAGTTAAGTAATCCTTACTTTGATAATTTAAAACCTGGTAGTTTAGGTGTACAATGGAAAGATGGAGTTAAATACCAAGTAACTGGTAATAACATGGATGACCTATACGCTGTGGCTAACGCTCATTATAATGATCTCATTAATACTCCCCAAGGACAGAAATATTACCAATAGATGCTTAAAAATACTGGTGGAGATGCAGATGCAGCTAGACAACAATTTATAGATATGATTGCTTCTTCCTAGATAGATAGAACTAGAAGACCTCAATTAACAGTTGATCCGTTGTGGCTAGTGTAGGCTAAAGCTGCTGCGAGTAGGACTGGTAGAGATGAGATAATTAGACCTAATCCAACTAGATTAGACTTCTTAAATGAATCTATTACTAGAAGTGTACAATCTAGAATTGGATCTAGATTTGATCAATATAGAGATTATATCGAAAGCTTAGTAAATAAATATCCTAATACTAAGATAGCACAAGATGCAAAAAAGGGAGTTAAGAATATAGACAATATGATGAACTCCTATATGCAACTTAATCAAGCCGCTATGCAGTACTCTAATGCTTATAGAGCTACTGGTGATGATAATGCACTTATTGCAGCCAGAAGTGCTTCTGATGCAGCAGATAAATTACAAGCCCAAATGATAGGTCTAGCCAATAAACATGTGCTTAGAGATGAATTTCAGAAAAAATCTGGCTTTTCTCCTGTATCTGTAGATGGAAATAAAGAATACTCTAAGAAAGGTTACTTACAAGGAGTAAACTCTGCTTTAGATATGATTAAAGGTAACGTTAGCTTACTTGAAAGTGACGACCTGTTGACAGGAATAGGTGCATCACAGCAGGAGATAAAAGATGAAAACGGTACTACGAAGAAAGTATATCAATTTAATGACTCTAGAGGGTTCTTATTGCCAGAGACTGTATTCCAAATAGCTTCTGAGACTACTCCTAGAAAAGCAGAAAGAGTAGCAGGCTTTGGTAGAGATACCAGTTTCCCGTTAAAGGAAGTACTTGAATCAGGTAATTTAGCAGATGTACAGTTTCTACCTGAAGGTAAAATGGTCAAAGTAGGGCCTGGAACATTCGCTCTATCTGGTAAAATAAGAATACCTAAAGAAAGAATAGAACAAGCATTAGGTACAGGTCTATGGAGTGATAAAGGTTTAACACAAGGCTTTGCAGATAACTTAATAGCTCCGTTTGGTAGACAAAGTACTAGAACTGCATTAAAAGACTTATATAAAGCTTCGGAAGTTACAGAAGTAGTTGGAGAAGACGGTCACGAATACTTTGAGATGGATATATTCAAAGCATTACCAAGTACCAACAATGCTCCAGAATTTTGGCAAAGAGTAAATCAAAGATGGCAAGGAGGTTCTCCTACTGGAATAGGTGGTACCTCACAAGCCAAAGAAGAATACGGAACTTCAGCATTACAAACATTAGGAAGTGTAAGATAATATGAAAAGAAAAGTATACGATACATCATTAACAGACAGTATAAGATAGAGAACGGCTTTGTATGATGCTTATGAAGCCCCAAGAGCCAATGTAGAAGAGTACTTTCATACTATGGAGAATCCCTCGTATGAGGGAGCTCCTGATGATTATGGAGTTACAGATTGGTTATCTAATGCCTTTAATGATTGGAATCTTAAAAGAAACGAAGTAATTAGAGATAACGCATTAGGTGATTATACTATGGCTGAATAGGATTACAACACTATCTTAAATGCTAAAGGGTATATTCAAGCTGTACGTGAAATAAATACAATACTTCCACAATTAGAGCAAGATCCAAGTAACGAAGATCTAAGATAGAGAGTAAAAGAATTATCTGACATTGTCGTTAATAACAAAGAATCATATAATAATATATTAGATGACAAACTCAATGACTCATCTTTAAATACAAAGCTGAAAACTGATTTAGTTAATGGAAAATGGGATTCTGCTTTAAGTGAAATAGATCGTTAGACAACTGAGTAGATCGATAAATCTACAGGTGGCTATTCTGATCCTAATACTTTATATGCTAAAAAAAGTGCAGCATTGTTTGAAGCCAGCAACGCACAGAATAAAGCAGATGAGTATAATAGTAAATTAAAATCTGATTACTATCGTAGAAAATCTCAACAGCCAGGAATGGATCTTACAGATATAGATACGTATCTGTTTAAACTGCCAGGGTTAATGGGTTCTTCTGCAGCTACTATGGCTAATGATATATTAACTACTGGTACTACTTATGCTGCTACAGCTTTAGGAGCTCATTTTGGTCCTATTGGAGCAGCTGTCGGTCTAGTAGCTGGTGCTGGTGCATCTATAGTTGGTAATTTATTTAGTAGAGAAAGAGAGTCTAAGGGTGAAGTATATAGTAACTATAAGTCAGCTGTTATTAACTAGGTTGATAAAAATGGTATCTCTAAATAGCTATTAAAGGACGCTAAATCTGAAATGCAGAAAATGGGCTCCTATACTTAGGAACAGATAGATAATGATGACTACGTATACGATCAACTGCTTACTAATCAAGTAAAAGTAAACAATACTAAATTTGATAAGATTAGACTTAATAATTTTGAAGGTATGAAATCACTTTATACCGACAACATGGCCTTATCTGCTTGGGATGCTACACAAACTATGTTGGAAGTGGTTCCTTTAGGTAAAATGGCTAGAAGTGTAAGAGGTCTAAAGACATTGGCTAAAGGATACGATAAAAGTAAAGACTTCTTAAAGGGTAAACTGGCAGAACGTATAGATGATATAACTAGTTTTGGTATAGATAGTGTAGACAAACTACCTAAGATTACTAAGAGAAAAGCTGTATTAGACTTAGGAGGTAGAATACTAGTATCTGCTGCTATGGAAGGGGCAGAAGAAGGTACTCAATACATGAAAGGTTAGGATTACATCAATAGGCATTTTGAAGAAAATCCTAACTTAGTAAAGAGTTTTGTTAAGAATTTAGGTGCTGGAGCAAGATCTATATTTGCAGCAATTACTCCTTGGGATGCTGTATACTCTGATGATGCAGAATTCATGGAGAATTTCAAAGGAGGTGCATTACTTGGTGGTCTAATGACTGGTGGTATAGGTGCTGCTACTTCTTACTTACAAACTAGAGACCAATTACAAGCTGATAAATTATTATCAGCTTTATATGCTGAAAAACTAGATCAAAAAGATAGAGTAAGAAAGGATATCGCTTATGCAGAAATGGCTGCGAATAATAAGTGGGATAACTTAATGCAATCATTTGATAACTTACAATCTACAAATATTGACGGTCTTACCTAGGATGATATAGAAACTGAAAGAAGTAATGCTAACCGAGTAAGAAACATAGCTACGTCTGCTTCTACATTACAACAGGCGTCAGTATTAGGTATAGAACCGTATACTGATGATTATAATATACTGGTAGCTCTTAAGGATCATTATGATAAATTACTTGAGGAATCTGATAGTAACTTAACTTCTGCTAATAATAAGTTACAAAGTATATTAAATGGCGAAGATGTAAATAAACAGATTAAAAAGGTAATAACCAAACTACCAGAAGATAAGCGTTCACAAATATCAGCAGAAGATGTAAAGAATGCTATCTCTCTATACTCTGAATTAGCAGTATATGATAATCTAATAAATGATTATGAGTAGAATGGGGCTAAGTTAAAAGATCTAGAAAAGAATACTAATTTACGTACCTCTAAAGCAGATGTAATACATTTTAGAAACTTATTAAATACTGATAGAGAGGCATTAACTAACAGTCATAATGAACTCAAAAAAGTATTAGATCAATTTAATTTGACCGAAACTGATATTCAAGTCCCTTCTGTACATCAAGATCTAGCTGATGCTCAAGAACAAGCAGTAGTAGCGAGATTAGATCAAACTAGAGCTAGAGAAGAAAACAATCTCATGTCGTCAGATGATAAGAAATCTATAATGGCTAAGATTAATAAATGGAAAGACTCTGAAGCCAAGGAAGACGATTTTGTGCAGGCTATAGAGGACTTATACTCTGGCAGAACGTACGAGAAAGTAGTAGAAGAAGGGGAAGAAGTTACTCCAGAACCTATTACTACTTCTATTCCTGTTTCTGATGAATCAAGAACAGTAAAAGAGCCTGTAGTGGAAGTATCTACTCCTACTACTGACATTCCTGTTTAGGAAAAAGAAACAGAATAGATAGATGAGAAATTGCTTAAAACGGCATATTCTGACTTTGTTAGTTCAGGTGAATGGGTAATATCTCAGAAGTTGCAAGGAAAAGAAAAATCTAGAGCTGAAGAAATAAAACGTATTGCTCAAGAAGCTAGAGAAGAAATAGCTCAAAGACAACAAGAAGATATAAAGGCTAAGGAAAAAGTAGTACAACAGCCTACTGTTATCCCTAGTGAATCTGCCGCTGTTGTATCACCTACTGAAGAAGCACCTAAGACAGAACCTACGAAATTAGAAGAAGTACCTACTCTTAGTGATATACTTGGGGGATGGCTTGGTGAAGGCGCTAAAGCGGCATTAGAGACTCCTAGTCAAGCACAAGAATAGATGTAGACTACAGAAGTTTAGGATACCGCTGAGCCAAGATAGCTTGAAGAATTAACGTATGACCCCAGATTAGATCCGTATTCTCACGAATTAAACTATAGACTTACTGATTCTAAATAGAATGAGCAAGGACAGTGGATTAGAGTACCTAAGAAATTTCAAGGTATGGAATAGTACCTTAATAACGAAGAATTTTCTGAAGTATCTGGACAGTCTGACTTTATCAAAGAAGTAACTAAGAATGGAGTACGTATAGTAGTAATGCCATATACTAAGAGTGATGGTACTACTACAGATGCCATATATGCTTTATTTAACTATAAAGGTAAAGAATATGTAGCTAGCATTAAGACTGTAGAAGGACTGTATGCTAGAGGAAACAGAGCTTTCAATAGATTACCATTTAATGATCAGTAGTTAATTGTAAATAATCTCAGTGCTTTACGTAATAAAGTACTAGAACTAAATAAACAGGTATAGGCAAACCCTAATTTAGAAATAGTACCTACTACCATAAGAAAAACTAATGGTAGAATAGTTAATCTTAAGAACGAAGATAACAGTCCTAAAAATAGGAAATTGACTGACTCTGCTTGGTTAACTATTAAGGATCCATATGAAATTAATTCTGAGAATACCCAAGTAGGAGTTACTACTGGTGGTCTAGGTGGCAGTGTAATACGCTTCAAAAACCAGGTAATATCAGGAAAAGGATTTCCTATGGGCAAACCTGTATGGATGATCAAAACACAAAGAGATGACGGTAGTACATCTCAGGTAGGAGTAGTATTAAATTATGACAATTTTAAAAATAAGCCAGAAGTAGCAGATCTTATAATAGATCTTATTACTTCTAAAGACCAATTCTATACAGATGCTAATGGTACTGTAACTAATATCACTCCTTAGAATGTATTACAGTTCTTAGTAAACTTTGGACCTCAAACTGCCACTAATCCTAATGATACTAAATTATCTCCTGAATAGGTAAAAGCTAGAATGGATAAATAGTTCTATCTTACAGAAGATAATTAGTTAATAGTAGGGCAATAGGTGTATGACTTAAATGATATAACTACAGTTCCTGAAGTTAGAGATAGACTGAAAAAGTATATAATGGATAACTTCCATTGGAATATAGATGAAGCCGGTCTAAACTCTAACTACTTAGGTGGTGACTTACAATCATAGATAAAAGATCCTAATTTATCTCCATTAGCCACATTCTTAAAGAACAATAGTGTAGATAAGATTACTTTGATACCAGGTATATTAGAATTTACTGATAGAGATTTTGGTATTATTAAAGATAATAATGGCAATAAACAAGTAGATTCTAATCATCCTAACGGTATCAGTGTACTAGGATGGTATATAAAACAAGGTATACTGCTGACTGACATTGCAGATACTATGCAAGATGCTAATGTATACATAGATGACGTAATGTTAGTGGATAAAACTGCTGAACATAAAGTAGAGCAATCTCAATAGAAAGTTCAAGAAGAGTCAAAAAGAGGCAGTATTACTTTACCTGATGAAACAGGTAAACAAACTTCTATTGACCTAGACGATATATTCTCTATATTAGACGGCAAGAAGAGAAAGGGCCCTAATATGGAAATATCTGAAAACGAATACAATAAAATGAATCCTACTCAGGCATCAGAATGGATTCAAACTACATTAGGTATTACTCCAGAAATAGTACCATCTGTAATAGAAGTAACTGAGGCAGGTAATTCTGTAGTTGGTAGAGTAACTGAAGATTCTATAATGATAACAGAGTCTGCTCCAGAAGGTGTACAGTATCATGAGGCATGGCATAGAGTATCTCAATTACTAATTGATTCTAAACACAGAGATAGAATATATAAGAAATATCGAAACTCTGGTTTAACAGATAAATAGATTGATGAGAAATTAGCTGATCAATTTAAAGACTTTATGCTAACAGAATCTGGAAATTATAGATTCGATACTAAGAATTGGTTTAGAAGAATATATGACTTTGTTAAGTTGTGGGCGAGAACTGGTCAATATGGTTTAGCTAAAATATATTCTGCTATTAATAGAGGTAAGTATTACGGATTAAAACCTAATGCTGATAATGTAGCTAGATTTAAAGAGATATATAAAGGTGAAGGACCTAATATGGAAGTATCTGGCTATCAGTTCAAACATATTCAAACTGTTAAACAGTTGAATGATATTATAAATAGTTTGACATATGCTTTTTTCTAGGTATCGTTTACTGATGGAAGCACTATAAATTATTCAGATCTATCTAAGGACGCTCCTAAATTTGATAGACTTAAGCTCATATTGCAAGCCCAAGCTTATAAATATCCTTCAGATGTTATAAATGAAGTAGTAGATAAGTTTGACTCTATTATACTTCCTATGTTGACTACTAAGTTAAAATAGTTAGGAATTAGAGCAATAGATAGAAATGAAGATGACACTATCTCTAATATAGAAGAAGGAACTGAAGGAGTAAATATAGGTCAACATACTGTAGAAGGTATGAATATATCTATCAGAGATAACGCTCCTGCCGAAGTTAAATTCTTCTTTCAAACTATACCAGCATATGAAATAGCAAAAGATGGTACTTCTTAGATCAAGTTTGATGAATATACTCACTTTCCTAGCTTCGTAGATCCTAATATAGCTTGGACTAACATTTTAAAAGACTTATCTGGATGTAGAACCATATCTAATATTGTAGATAAAGTATAGTTTTTTGCCAAAAACGGCGATCCTTTCTATCAAGCATTATTGTTTAGATTAACTACTTTAGTGAAGAACTCTATGAGCGATGATACTAATATATCTACTCAAGCAGAAGCTATGCTTACTAAGATAGAGACTGTAGTTACTTCTGACATCAATAGCTATATTACTGTAAAAATCAGTGAAGATGCTGAAACTGGGTTTACTAAGATGGAATTGAAGGATAACACAGTAGATGTTAAAGCTGCTAATTATCCAAAGGTGTGGTCTCAGTATTTCTTTAATAACTCTGGAGTATATAAGTATAATGAAAATGGAGCTATTGTAGCTGCGGATGGAGCTAAACAAAGTTTAAGAGTTATAATAGATAATTTCAATCGAATTAGAAATGCATTTACTAACAATAGAGGTATATTGAGAGCTGGTGATAAGAATATAGACTTACACATATAGGCTAATCAAGAATACTTGAAAGACATAGTAGTACGTATGCTAAATTCTGTAGGTATAGGTATAGATAAACCTACACTTAACAGAATGTTATTATCTGGAGATTATGGTAATCCTAGATTAGATCAATATACGTTACTGAATTCTTTCTTAGTAAACAGAATAAAGTTCGGAGGATTACCTAGATTGATAGAGACACTTGGTGTAATAAAAGATTCCATTAATAATGATGGAACTATAAAACCTATATAGACAGCAGAGGGTGTAATACAACCTACGCAAGTATGGGATAATTCAGGTTTTGTTAAAGAGATAGCCAATTATTACGCTTATCAACATGCTACTGATAAAAGTTTAAGTAGTTATGGACCTGATGGTAATACTTACTATATGGTATCTCAGAATAACTTTACTAAGGATAGACTTAATGAAATAGTAAACGATAAAGAAACATTTGATAATCTGAATGCAGTGGTGTATAATGGCAATTCTATAATACTTAATTCCGTTAAGAATGGCAATAAAGACTTATCAATTGAAACATTAATAAACTTTAAGGATACTACTTCACAAGATACAGGTAGAGACTATTTTGGTATTACTGATAGAGAGGACTATATTGCTAAAATGGTTGCCGTATTTAATGATAGAATTATATTCCCTACAGTGGCAGATAAGAAGACATATCATTTCATTAAAGGTATCAAGTTACCTCATGAAAGAATAAGATTCAACAATACTTCTCAAGGTGTGTTTATCCAATATGGAGAGCAGTCATTAGACACTTTGTTAGGTTACTGTTATGATGAATTGAATCAGATAGAGTTGTGTTTAAGACAGATTGATGATGATCCTACACATTATGATGAAAAAACTGGATTACATTATAATGACGACGGTACTATAAATAACGATTGGTTAGAACCTAATAGAAGAATAAAGAACTTCCATACTCCCAACAAGGTAAGTTGGAAAGATAAAAATGGTAAAAAGCATACTAAGAAGTTAGAAGGTAATGGAGCTAGATTCTTATTACTAACTGGAATCAAAACTTCTAAAGGTTTTATTAGTTTTAACGATCCTATGAAATCTGCTAAGGAGAATCTTTAGACTGCTAAAGACTATTTCTTTAATTTATCTAGAGAAACATAGAAAGCGTTTTTAAGCTCTCTAATAAACGATCGTGTTAAATAGGAAATATCTACTGCTAAAGAATTAGGATTAATTGAAGGTAATGAAAATAACGATATATGGAGTTTACGTAATGTATTACTAGATGATACAGAATTAAGTAATAGAAAAGCATTTTATAGTCAATTAGATCCTACAAATGCCGAAGGATACGCTATCTTTGATATGCTAGCTGATTACACTATCAATAGTATTATATCAATTAATGAGGTAGAGAAACTATTTAGTGGAGCTCCTGCTTACTATAAAGTTAAGTATGATGAACATGGTCCTATAGATGTATCTATTGATAAAATCAAACGTCTAGGTTCTCTTACTTCTACTGGTTTGAATAACAGACTAGATTTCTTTAATGATCCAATTAGAGATGAATATGTAGTTGCTGAATTGAAAGACCACGAAATAATGGACAAACAGTACTATATATATGAAGGTCTATTTACTAGAGGCAACATTAAAGAAACTATTCAAGAACTGGAAGGTGAAGATGCTTGGAATGAAGTAAAAGACTTGAGTATACAGGAGATTGAAAAAATCTATCCTGAATCAGTTAAGATAGCTAAACAAGCAGCTAAAGCAGAAGTAGAGGGTTATAAAGAAGGCATAAATGTAGCAGATGCTGCTGTATATATTAGTCCTAATATGACTAGAGATCTACTTAGAATGCGTGGTGTATGGTCTCCTGAAATAAAGAAAGCATTTGAGATACTTACTAATGAAGATACAGCTGATTTGTGGGATTCTGATCCCAAACTGTATGCTGAAGCTAATAAGGTTATATTAAATGCTATGAAGTATATGGCATTTGGTACTAGATTCAATGAAATACCTGGATTAGGTATACCTTACTTCAATAAGATGGCATTGTTCCCATTATTCAAAAGTATAGCTACTGGTGACATAAAAGCACTGTATGATAGAATGACAGACCCAGATAAACCAGTAGATATGGTATTATTTGATTCTGCTGTTAAAGCTGGTTCTAGATCTCCTATGAAGTTCTATAGAGTAGCTAAAGACAGTGAAATAGAACTAAGGGATGGACAGACTGTTCTTAGTGCCAAAGTTACTGATGAGTTAATTAATGAAGAAGGAAATACTCTTAATGATTTCAATAACTTAGTTACTTATACTTAGAAGTTTAAATACTTAAGACAACAGTTAGAAACTAATCCTCATACACACGAAGAACAAATGGCTGGTACTCAGTTTATGAAAGTAAACTTGTCTAACCTACGTATGGATGATTTATATGGTATTGAAGGTAAGTAGGTAACTGGTAGAGAAATCAAGGACACTATTATGAATGCATTGAATAAATTGTCTGATATGGGTGTTCAAGATCTGAAAGATGAATTATTCAATAAGGACGGTAGTGTTAATGTAACTAAGTTAGCTAAGATGCTAGAAGATGATGCAAGAGAATCTGATGCTAACGATAATGTATTATCTGGTCTTAAAACAGCTAATAATCAATTTATTATTCCGTTATCTTCTTTATCTGATAATAAGTGGTTGGAAAGTAGATTTATTTCTATGATCAACAAACAAGTTATTGATGTTCATATACCAGGTGGAGCATTCATTCAAAGATCTACATTAGGTCTAGAAGCTACTTCTTCTAAGGTTATTACTCCAAATATGATAAATGACGGTAGAGTGCTCAAGTCTATTAATGAAGAAGGATCGATGGATTCAGTAGTAAGTATAAACTTATTTAAATATTTTATACCTAATTACGATAAACTGACATTTAGAGAAGCCAGACAATGGCTTATTGACCATGAAATTATTGGTGATAAAGCTACAGCTAACGCTATTGGTTATCGTATTCCTACTCAGTCTATTGCATCTATATCTCCATTACGTTTTGTAGATGTATTCCCTGAAATAATGGGTGATACTATTATGCTTCCTGAAGACTTTACTAAACTTACTGGTTCTGACTTTGATATTGACAAATTATATGTAGCTAGGTTTAGTTACAATAGTAAAGGAGTTAAAATTAATAAAGGTAATGCACTTAAATATGAAGAAGTACGTAGTTCTATAAAGAATGAAATGCTTGATGCTTATCTAAAAGTATTACTTACTAGAGATAACACTAACTCACTTAAGTTATCTATTGATAATGCTACAGAGAATGTAAAAGAAGTACTTAGAGATATTGAAGGACCTAGTAGTTATCATCCTACTCCATTTGAAGTATACTCTCCTACTTATCAAGAAGCTAGAAAAGCTGAATATACTGGAGGTAAAGCTGGTATTGGGCCTTTTGCATTGAATAATGCACATCACATCCTTACTTAGCTTACTAAGCTTAGAATGACCAGAAACGAATTTACTAGCACTTTAGATATATGGAACTTGGGTGGTATATATGATACTCCTGTAAAAGGGATGTAGAAAGGTGGTAGAATACTTGACTGGCTGTCTGCCATGATTAATGGTTTTGTAGATATAGCTAAAGATCCTTATATTGTAAGGTTAAATGTTAATTCATGGACTTATAATATGGTATCTTTCTTGTTACGTACTGGTAAAGGTAAATAGACATTCTATTTTGTTGCTCAACCTATTCTTAAAGAAATGGCGGAAGCTGTTATAAAGACTAAAGGTAAGTATGGTATAGACAGAACTAAGACCCCTACATAGCTAGAGAATGAAGCCATTGAATCTGTACTTGACAAATATGATCCTACTAAGAAGTATAGAAAGAAATATGAATTTATAAATAAAGATGATAATTCAAAAGCTAACGAATATCAGGATTTATTCAGAACCTATCAAAAAGAAAACGGCGAATATACATCTAGAACAAGAGAGTTGCTTAAACTAGATAAAGAAGAGATAAGTAATTTTAATGAAGAATAGGTTCGCATATACTATGCTTGGAAAGCATTGAAACCATATGCTGATTCACTAGCTAATCTTGTTAAATACTCTAAAGTAGATACTAAGAAAACGGGTAAAACCTTTGCAGAATAGCAGACATATTACAACGGTATGTGGGCAATGACAGAGGATGCTAACTTTGCAGATGGTGAGATAGAAAGGTTCTATAATGAGACTTTTATCGCTAAGAAAACTGAAAACAGTATTCCATTTGGTACTTCTATATTCAAGGATCTATTATTAAGAAATACTAGTACATTCTTGGATAAGAAAGATGTAATGTTAGCATTACTTGGTAGAAAGAATAATGCAGATTCCAAGTTATTGAATGCTCTTATTTCAGGAATGGAAGCTCAAATTAAGAGTGGATTCTTTAACTAGTTTATATATCAAAATGGTATTGACATCACTAGTATGTTTACTGGTAAAATGTCAATGGCTAAACGTATCAACAATTTCAAACATTAGATATTGAAAGGTAATCCAAAACTAAGTAGATTCCTGAATAACGATGGTACGATAAATAATGACTTTATAAACTATTTGATACCAAATATAGATTACAACGGATTAGATTTTATTGACACTTCTGCGTTATTAGATGCAGATTAGTCTTAGGCTAATAATTTAATAAATTACTGGAGAGAATTAATAGATGATCCAGAACCAAGAGTAAGTCAATTGTTTAAGGACTTAGTAGTGTATGCATTTATCACATCTGGAGATAATCCTACTATGAACTCGTTCTTCCAATATGTTCCAAATAGTTATAGAATATCAATGGGATATACTGATTATATTCAGACTAAATTAGATGAATTATCTAATGGGGTTGATCAATCTATAGTAAGAGATGACTTATTCTTAAACAATTGGTAGAATGATAAATTAGTAAGACCTGTAGATTTGTATAATAAGAAAGGAGTTAAACTATATTCTATATCATTAAATGACCAATCCGTCGTTCCTAATATTATAATGGGAGAAAGGCAAGATAAAACAGATAAGCCTGCCGTTAGACCTAGTAATTGGATAAAAATGATGGATATAGATAATGAAGGGCAAACAAAAGAAAGAAGTTTTCCTATATTCTATCCGTATATTAAAATAAATGATGGTTTAGGATACACTCCTGCTAATTATCATGTATATTCTCTCATAGGTTATAAACAAGCTGCTGATCCAGATACTAAACGTTTGAATTACATACCTATTTATGGATTAGTATCTAAGAAAGGCTACAAATATAGAGGTCACACTGTAGTAGAATATGGTAAGGAATCTCAATTTGACTTTAATAGAGAAAACGTATGGGATTATACAGAAGCTTTATAGAATCAAGAAGCGTTAGCTGATATGTCTGATGAATATAGTAAGCCTAACTGGTAGAACTCTGATATTCATTTAATCACAGATCTTCCACCCTATTAGAATATGAATTATGCTAAAGATCAATAGGATATGGTATTTGAATGGGAGCAAGACGATAAAGATGAAAGTGAACAAGGTGTAGTACTTGGTGAAGCAGAAAGTACTTTATCTCAAGAATAGTTTGATGAACGAATGCAAAATGAAGTAGATGCCATTCAACAAGTTAGAGATTACTTAACTGAATTAAGTAAAGATAACTCAGAATTACTTGATCAAATAGATTCTAAAGTAGAAGAATTTACTCAATTATTACGTAAAGAAAATCCAACTACTCCAGAAGAAGTGGAAGGTTTGATTAACAAATTTATATGTAATTTATAATATGAATAAATATTGTCCAAATAAAAATCTTCCAGAATGGAAGGAGTTAGTAGAGGTAGTAGGTGAAAATAAAGCCTACTACCTTTGGGATTAGAATAAAGGTAATGGGTTAGATAAGGCTTCTAATGGAGAGGATTCTAAGCTGTTTTCAGACCTTTTAAACAAGTTTGATGGAGATCGTAAACAAGCTATCTTAGCAAAGGCTGAAACCTTTACAAATGCATTTAAAATACAATTATCAGAAGAATTATCTAAACAAGTAGATGATAATGGAGAATTGTTAATTGAAGCATATAATAAAAGATATGATACTAACCTATTAGGTCAATTAGGAGAATTTGTGGATACCGTAGATGTTGTAAATTTCTTCATTAACCATAAAGAGGTTGCGCCTCAAACTAAAAATCTTCTTAAATATTTAAACAAAGTAAACAGACCTTTCATTATTCGTGAAGGGCATAAGAAGGGATCAAGAGCATCTTCTGGTTCTGCATTATATCTATATTCAGACATAATCAAAAAATCCTCAGTACAACAGAATGCTGAAGATGTTGCACACGAGATGTTACATATATATTTAAGGAAAGAATATGATAATAATCCTAAATTCAGATCTGAATTAGATAAATTACAAGAAAAATATAGGCAAAAGTTAGGAGACAGCTGGTATGGACTGGGATTAAAAGATGAAAGTGATGAATTTTTAAATGAGTTCTTATCTAACTCTAACCTTAGAAGCGAATTATAGAAAGTAGATAAAACCATCTTTCAACGTATATGGGAGACTATATTGGGATTAATAAAAAATATATTTGGTAAAGACACGTATAGATTACCAAAAGACTTATTAAATGCTCAAACATATGCTGTGAGTTTACTAAATAAGGTAAATCAAGGAGAAGTAAGTATATACAGTGTACTTGATTTTCCAGAAAGGTATACAGGAGAAGAATTCAATAAACTTGATGTAAGACAATAGGAATAGATAGATAAATTATACTAGAAAATACAAAAGGGTCTAAAGGATAGATTGAATGCCATTAAGCATTATAGTGTGAAGAATCCCAGAACGTGGAATCAGATAACTACTTTAATATCCCAATTATCTAAATCTGAAACTGAACAAGGTATGCTGCAATTCGTATAGCATGTTAGTGATACTATAGGAGATAGTATAAAATTCCTATCTAAACCAATAGATGAAATTAATGCTAAACAAATTAGACAGTTATCTAATGACTATCTAGGTTTCTATAAACCACTAATAGATCAAATTCAGTATGCTGTAGATACTACCGATATATTCAAAGAATTACCTGATTACGCAGAGATAAAACAAAAGATAACAAATATAGATAAATAGCTAACTACTGTAAATAATAAATTTACTAATGTACTTAAGTAGAAAGGCTACCAGTTACTATAGGAATATTTACAATCTAGAGCAGTACCATAGGAATACATAGATAAGGCAATAGCTTGGTTAGACGATCCCAAACATGATATAAATATATTTATAAACTGGTTTGGTATGGCTAGTAATAGTGACAATATGATTGTATAGACTATAGCTAATATGCTTTAGAATACAATGAATAAAACAGATAGAGAGACACTATAGGTAGGCACCGAATTAGTTAAACAATTAAATATAGTTAAAGAAAAATATGGTAATGACGTTCAAAAGCTGTTATATGAAAAGTATGACGATGGTACGTATACAGGTTTAAGAGTATCTCCGATAAATAAAGGGCAGTTTAAGAAAGATCAAAAATAGTATTTAGACGAATTAGCTAATAAGTTAAGCATACAAAAAGATGAAAATGATCAATATGTAATGCCTGATAATGAAGATATTCAAAAGAAATGGTTTGACGGAGTAAATAAATTCTATTCCGAAAGAGCAGATAGAAAATACAAATCTGAATATTATACTACTAGAAATAAAATGCTCTCTATGAAAACTAGAGACGCCATAAATGAAATTAACAATTATATTAACACTATAGTAGATCCTATTACTATAGATGGAGTAGAATATGATAATTTACTATCAGAATCAGAGTATAATTCTCTACTTAATCTGCGTAAACAAAAATCTTTGTTAGCTAATAGATATAATCTTGATGGAAGTGTAAAGACTGGAGATGATTTATTAATAGCAAATGAGTTATCTGCTTTTAATGAAGTAGTACAGAAACACGTTAAATATAAGACTGACAAAGAAAGATACAATAAAGATAGATCTAAAATAGTAGCTAAATATGGAGAAGACTCTTCACAGTTAGCTTTATGGGAATATAGAAATCTTAAGAAATAGTATACTCAAGAGTTTTATGATCAATTAGATAGTCTAATAAAAGCAGAACAATCCGATGATTATAAAGAAGCAGTTAAAAAACGTAGGGAATTCCAACAGTTGTTTAAAGATCCGTATACTAATAAGATTAATCCTGATTTAATGTCTGACTCTGAGAAAATAGAAATGCTTAAATTAGACTAGAATATAGCTAATCTTTATACTTGGAGAGAGCAAGTTGCTACTGAAAAGAAATTTAGTGATATAGCAGAAGTAACTGTTACAGAACAATATTATAAAGATAGCTAGGCAGCTAGAGAGTCGGGTACTGAAGCTTATAATGATTGGTTTAATAAAAATCATTATGAGGATGGTAGAGGTAAAATGCATCCAGCATCATATTATACAGAGTTAAAACCAAAAGATGAACTGTTAGAAAAGTATACAGAATATGCACCTATAAGTAGATACTCTACTTTAGATAATACATCTGATTGGTATAATAAGAATTGGGATCCATCTGGACCTGCCATACAACCTAATAAGAAGTATTATGATAATAGTAAGGCATATAAGGAAGTAACAGATAAACCAGAATTAAAGAAACTATATGACAGTTTGTCTGATACTATGAAAAAGGCTAACGAATATATATCATTTTTAACGTTTGCAGATGATAACAGAATGCCGTAGATACCAGCTAGATTCATGTAGGTGCTTGGTAGAAAAGACAATGTACTCAATGCCTTAAAATATGTATTTGAGGATATAGCTGTTACAAAAGTAGATGACATGGATTATGTTGAAGAGTTTACTACAATGCCTAATGGAGACCCTATCAAAGTAATACCTACTAGATTTATAAAGATGTTAGATGATACTAATGAAATATCTACTGATGCTGTAGCATCTACTATAGCTTACTATAATATGGCTGTTAATTATAACAATATGGTAGAACAGTAGGATGACGTAGAACTTCTACTTAATTTGCTTAAAAATATTTAGATAAGAACTAAGAAGGAGTTAAAAACAGCAGGTTCATCAAATATATATAAACAAGCTTAGTTATTAGTTGACAGAATAATGTATGGAAGAAATAAGACTCCTATTATTGTAGATATTTTGGGTAAAGAGATAAACGTAGGTAAGACACTTGATATAATAAGAGGTTTTGTTACTAAGGTAAACTTGTCTGGTAACCTATGGTCTATAGGTACTTCTTTCTTTACTGATGCTACTTATACTACTTTAGAGGCTAAGATGGGAAGATTCTTTGATATGAATGATCTCAAATTTGCTTCTGGTGAATTTGCTAGACAATTACCATATATAATGGCAAATATTGGTAATCCTGTTCCTAAAGGTAAATTGTCATACCTGATGTAGCTTAATCAAGTAATAAAGGATAACAAAGAAATATTTGATAGGCTTGATGAAAGTTAGGTATTAAGATCTATAAATTAGAATTTCTGGTTTGCTGGTTATACCTAGTCTGATTATACAGTTAAAAGTCATACAGTTATAAGTATATATCATAGCTATAGATTTGTAGATGGAGAGGGATTTATGACCAAACAATAGTACATAGATAAATTTAATTCTAATAGTACTAAGTTTGAGTAGCTACCAGTTACTTTATATGATGTATTTAAAGAGGATGAGAATGGAGATATAAAAGTATAGGATAAATATAAATAGTACGTTAACGATAAGTTATAGAATGAAGTAAGGAATAGAATTAACATACTTACTTAGAGAATAGATGGTACTCTAAGAGAGATAGATAAAGCAGCAGTACACGCTAATGCTATTGCTTCATATATAGTACTACACAGAAACTTTATGATATCTGCATTACATGATAGATTTAAGAGAAGACAATTTAATCTTGATTTAGGAGTAGAAGAAGAAGGATATTACAGATCTACTGGTAGGTTTTTAAAGAATGTTATAGGGCAGAGACATTTTGCTATAGCCTAGTTATTAGCAGATTATGATAATTTAAAAGAATACGAGTAGTATGCTGTTAGAAGAACACTGAATGAATTAGTACTTATAGCAGCTTCTACTGCAGTAGCTCTTGTAATGGCATCAATTGTAGATGGAGACGATGAGTATGATACTTGGTTAACATAGTCTATTACATATTTAGCTATGCGTTCCGCTTTTGAGTTTAGAACTATGTATAACCCATTTGAATTTATGTCTCTAATTAAGTCTCCTACAGCGGCTTTTAACTGGTTTGATAATGCCTCTAGTTTTATTAATCTTATGAATCCAGCATCATATGTAGGTGATAGAACCCCATTTACAATAATAGATAGAGGACCTTATAAGGGATTACCAGTTATATTGAAAAATATAATCAAAGTTACTCCTATTAAGAGTATCATAGAAGCAACAGACCCAAAAGCAAAAAGAAACTATTTATAGAATTAGTTAATGAACTTCTAAAAGTTTCTATCTAAATTATCAATTCGTTAGATATACTGTAAAAAAGAAAGGCTGAGTATTAAGTTACTCAGCCTATTTTGTTATGAGAGTTCATCACGCTCCTCATAACTATAATAATCTTCCTCAGGTAGTTCAGCACTTATAGTATCACCAAATCTATAAGTATCTAGAAATAATCTTTGTGCTAATTCTGGAACAGGCACGTTTGCCCAAAATCTATTTATTTCTAATGCTGCATTTACATTATATGTTTTACCTACTGATTTAAGATCATTAATATCTTTCTTATATTTAGGATTACTTAAACAATATACAGTATAATGCTTACTATTTATAGTAATATACCTAGTATTATATAGAGAATCTAGATTCTTAAACTTCCTATATCTATCTATAGATTCTTTAGTATTTACACTACTATCGTATACAAGAAAGACCTTTTCTTCTAAAAAAGGTCTATTTTTATCTGTAGTATAAGCGTTTATGAATCCACTTTCTACAGTTAAATCATTCCAAGTAAGATTATCATCTAATAATGGTACAATGTATATACTAACATCATTCAAGTTCTTCAACACCATTATTCTCGTAATATTTACGAGTATGTTCCCAATTGTCTGAACTGATATGATATGAAATTTCTTTTAAAGTATCTGCTATAATATTTCTACGTTTGAGTAACTCCTCTTCGTTAAACATATTAAATACTCTAACTTCGTATTTTCCATTTGTTTGTATCGCAATAATATACGCTTCAAAATCATAATCATCTGGATTAAGATTTAATTCATTAAGCATATACCAAGTAATAGCACAAAGGTAAAAAGCTATTTGCCTGTAATAATCGAATTCTTCTACAGAATGTTTAAAATTATAAACATCACTAGTAGTTTTAAGGTCTATCAAAATGATTTTCTTATTAACATGATCAAACATTACTCTATCAAGTAAAGATTTACATTTTACATCATATAAATCCCAATTAATATGATACTCATTATGACAGGTATATGTAGTTGGAACATTAAACAGCAAATTATTTGCCGCTACATGTTCTTGTAGGTTTTCCTTAATTTGCTTTAGCATGGTTAAATCAGCAAATGAAATAACCTTCTTTGTAGAACTTACTTGTAAATAAGTAATATACTGACTATAAGTTTCTACAATGTGCTTTGCTTCTGATCTCTTTATATCTACTCCTTTACTATTACTATAAGAATTATTATAGGCATCTAGTAATAGCTTCTCCTCATCTATTAAAGGATCAGTTAATTTATGAGTACTATAATACTCACATAAATCTTTCTGTTGTTTTACTTTTGGAACTTCAAAATCTAATATTTCATAGTCTTTCCAAAATTCTTCTGGTTGAAGAATATACTCATGTATCATAGTTCCTTTCTCAAGGAACTTACCTGATATACCTTCTTCATTTCCGTCTAGCATATCACGAAGATATCTAGGCCCTTTCTTAAGAAACCATCCTATTGCGCTATTACTAATGCGTGTATTATCTTCATAATATGGGATATCAATCTTCATCATTTAAAGAAACATTTAATTTTTTGTATTATCTTTTTCACTTAATACAAAATCTTTGAAGGCTTTAATGTGTTCAATTTCTCTATCAAACTCTAGATACCAAATGAAGCGACGGCAAGCATTATCAAAGTTTCCAGTTTCTAATTCACTCTTTATAATATCCATCTGTTCTTCTTTATCTTCCTCTTTTTCAACTAACTTTGATTCAATAAAAGCATTAAACTTTCTAGTCATTAATACTTCATTTACTTTTTTCTCTAGTTTACTGTAAATCTTCTGTAATAAGTTCATTTTCTTCAGTGTTTAAATTAGTTTCCCAAGGTATATCGTCTTCTTCTATAACTTGTTCTTCTGTATCTATAATTACAGGTTCATAATTATCCTTATTATTATACATATCAGTTAATAATGAACAATTATAATAACCTAATTTTCTTAACTCTGGTCCTTCATGCCAATGTCCATAGAAATGAGCTATCTTATGTTTAGCTACATTTCCTAATAACTCATTGTTAAATGGGTTATCATGAGTAATTAAGATATCTATATCATTAGGTATCTTATTATAATGAGTAATTACTTCATCAGAAGTATTCTCTTCACCTGTATCTGGATCTATTTCTCCTACATTTACTCCTCTATCCTCAAAGGCCCATCTGCCTTCTTGAAATGATATAGGTTTAATATAAGGACATCCATAAAACTTTATACTTTCATAAGTATACTGTTCGTCTATTAATATAACTAATTTACCATTGGTTCTTACAGATAAATCTTGTTTTAACTCATTATAATAACCCTTATTATAAGCATCTTCTAAGAAAAAATCCTTTTGTGTTCAATACAAGTCGTTAATTTGTATCCGATTTTAATCTGCTTATACTTCCTTTTCGTATAAGAACCGACTATCTCACATCTTCATCGTTACATGTTAAGAGCTGCGCTTTTCCACTTACTTAAGTGTACTTCCATTTCAGGAATAGTCTGTGAACCTTCTGCTTATGCAGCTTGGCTGACGATAACCATCTCAGGCGTCTCCTCAATTAACGCAGTTTCGACTACAGATTTCTCTGTAGAAGCACAAATTATATTTTATGATTACCAGGAGTAATAATAACTTTCTTACATGGTAATCTGTTTACCCAATTAGTAAATCTATTATACCACCAATGTCTAGATGCATCTATAGACCGTTGATTATTTAAATCAACGATATCTCCTGCAATGCATAATACATCACATTCTGGTATATCTATAAATGAACCATGTATATCACTTAAACTACATATTTTCATAGTTAAAATTTAAAGGCTAGTATTTCTACTAGCCTTATTTGTTAATTACGCAGCTGTTTTAAGGTTAACTATAAAACGTTCAGTTTCATCTTCATAATCATCGTCATCCCACATATCGTCATCGTCATTGTCGTCATTATCATCTTCGTAATCCTCATTAGAATCATATTCTACAATTTCTTCTTCTTTTGTAGTAATATTTAAATCCTTTAGAAGATCAGCATTAGATATTTCAGGGAACATTAACTTTTCATCAATAAATGATAAGATATTATCAATAGATAATAAGTTAAAGTTACTTACAATAAATTTATAAATAGAATCAATACTATTTTCTTCTATACCTTTATCCTTCAAAATCTCTTTAAGGAAGCGAGCATTATCGTTAGGTTCAAAATGACGACTATAACGAACACGAGAACACCTATCTTTTAGATAACAGTTAACTCTTTCTTCATTATTACATGTAAAAAGAACTAACTTCTTTGCATTTGTCTGCACACCATCTAACCATCCTAATAAATCTTCTGTATCCCAATGCTTATCCACTTCATCGAAAATTACTACTACCGGAGTAGAAAATTTACGAAAGAAGTCATTAATCATATGTGTAGGGAAATCTTCATCTACTACAAATATAGGAAGATTAGACTTTTCTGCAATGACTTTAGCCATAACAGTTTTGCCAGTGCCTTTGATACCACTAAGCATTACACCAGTAGATAGTTTACTAGTATTATTAAAGTAATTAATTACACGTTTTACAAAGATTTCGTCATCTTTAGTTGTGTAAACTTTTTTAGGTAGGCTAAGTGACCCATCTTCTTCAAGGAATACTCCTACTCCAAATCTATCAAACTTCAAGTTGTATACTTTACCGTTTACTAAATCACAATCCAAACCATTAGGTTTTGTTACTATCTTGTTGCCTACTTTAATAAATTCTGACATAATCTGTTATTTTTTAGTTTTTAATTCATTGATCATTTGATCAACTTGTTTTTGGTTTCTTACTAAGTATAGCTTATACTTAGCATTACTCTTCATAAGAGTATATTTAAAGATTTTCCAACGCAAAGGAAATGAATCACCCATTAAGCCTTTACATTCTATTATAAAGTCTTCTCCAATAAAGTCTGGTAAGTACGTCATAGCTCTTACCTTTTCTTCATTATATTCAAACTTAGGTATAAGTTCAAAATGAGTAGATTCATATTCTGCTGGGATATTAGCTTCTTTTAACTTTTTGTAGGTATAGGTTTCAAGTTTGCTTCTAAATCTAATTCCATCATAGATATTAGGTTGTGCATTCTTTACTTTCCCCTACTTCTTGGTTTTCTTGCCTTTTTTTAAGTTCGTCATATAACCATTCTTTTACTTCTTCAAAACTATTTGCTTTAATAGCATCAGATATATCTTTAGCTTTGAATTTCTTGTGTACTAATAGCCCTTCTAAGCCTGTTTTAAGGCTCATTTTACGAAGATATTTTACGCCTGCATTATCTCTATCAAACAGAATGATAATACGCTTAAAACGCTTCTTAAGGCCTTCTAATATATCATTAGGTATAAATGTACTCTCCGATGAAGGAGATATAGCTGATATTCCCATTTCATAGAGGCACATTACATCTTTCATACTTTTAGTTATAATCAAAGTATCACCTTTACTTGGTAATTGAGCATACCCTTGTATGTCATACTCAGTAAGGTTATTCCTCCATTTAGTATATTTATCAGCTAAAGGTCTATATATTTTAAAGTTGTTATACACTTTATAAGCATACATTGGATTATCTTCTTTATATATTCCTTTAACTATTCCATTACATAAGTAATACTTAATACTATTCACATTAAATTTCTTTAATGTCTTTTCGGAGATATTAAACTGAGACCAATAATTGATATCAGTAGGAGTAAATTTCTGCCTTACTATACCAATTACAGTCTCAGATGAAGGTATATATTGCTTAGAGCTATCGAGTTTAGTGTCTGTAGTAATATTAAGCTGTTTAACAATATCTTTTAGTATATCATTATAATTTGTTAAACCTGTATACAATGATACAAATTTAACTATATTACCACATTCACCTGTTCCATGGTCCTTGAATAGTAACTGTTTAGTTCTCTTGCTATAATAGATTCCAAAAGAAGGATTCTTATCCTTACGAAATGGACTATTATATATAGCACCAACCTTAAACTGTCCAAGGTAGTGAGCATATATATCATACTCACTTACTTTAGATAATATATAATCTAAAGTAATATCAGTAGGGATTTTAACCCTTCTTTTGTCATACATATTGTTGTATAATTAATTGTGGGAGAGGATGGATTCGAACCACACCACACGCTACCTCCTAGAGGCCTGTACTACTCCATTACAGTTAACGCATCCCCCGTATATCCTATGTACTCTCACTACTATAGGATAATATTTGTTATTATTTGTAAATCTTTTTATGTACTAATTCTCATTTCCTTATTTTTTAGTTAGTAAATGTTAGCTAGTCCCCGAATTATACTTTTTCAGTCTGTGTTCGCACAGTAATTATAAAGGAATATCGTCAATAGTCTTTCTAAAATAGAATCCGTGTATTACCTAGATAATTTTTATAAAAATAGAAAGCAAATAAATCTTTAACAAATTAAAGCTAATTTCTTTCAAACCGTAAAGTAAACTATCGTATCATAGGACTCACACCTATCTTTGTACACCACTATGCGGGATTAAGGCATAGCTGCTCTTTATGGCATAACGTCTCCTAGTCTACTTTAAATAATTCTCGTATTTTCTTAATCTTAATATTAGCTGAGTCTTTATTAAGACACTCCCCATGATTGATTACAATGTTTTCTTTAGTCTGTTCCATATCTAATGGAACAGCTCTTCCCATTCCCCAACCATTTTTATATCTACCCTTCTGATGAGCAAACATATAATAGCGAAAAAACCAAGGACTAATACCATTAAGTATTAATCCTCTATTTAACGAATCTTCGTGTCGTTTAAGACATACATACACCTCATATCTTACATTAGACTCTCCTTTATAAGTACCGCTACTATCTAAAGTAGAATCACATGAGTATACCGCTACTCTATAACCTAAATTCTCAAGTAAATCAACAATTTGCATTGCTGTATATGCTTTATTAAGCATTTCTTCAGAACCTATATTACAATTTTCAGATATGACAACATATACATTTATTAAACGTCCACTTCCAATTCCATGAGTTTTAATTCGTTTTTTCATAGCTGGAAAACCTTCTATTAGACGGTCATAATTCATATCATCACCGTCTAATTCATCCCATTTGTAATCTCTTTTAGATCCTCCAAGACTTAAATTAAGATTAAGTTTTTCTAATCTATCTAAGCCTTCCTTATAGCCATATTGATTCTTCTTAATATTAGCTATATCCATACCTCTAAAAGATTCCTCTTCCCTTATTAAATGCTGTAACGTATCTTGTATATTACCTTCAGGAGTAGGATTAAGAGCATCTTGATAAAACTTACTAATACTATCGTATGTATAAGTTAATTTCGTCATATTACACTTTAGTTGTTTTAAGTCTTTGTTCTCTATTTGTTAGCCAACGAGTTAGCTGTTCTTTCTCATTGTCTGTCCAATTAATAATTAGACGCCATTTCCAATCTAAGAAATGACTATATTTTAGTCTATGTCCTGCTTGCACCATACGAGTAGAACATACCTTTCGTATGCCTTGTTCTTGTACAAATTCTCTAAGAGCATAGACATAATCAACAACTTCAGTGTCATATTTACTCTCATACTTAGCAGAATACGTAACCTCTACAATACCGCCTATAAATCGGTCTATAGTTGACGCATCTAACTGGTTATTCGCTACATATTGACGATCGCAACCGAAACCAAAAGTATTACTAGTAGCAATAATAATACATTCCGGATGCCGATGAACTAAGCCTGTGGTTGTCTCAATTTCATCATTAGCTAACGCTGCATTTAGAATCTGCGCCACAGCGGGATCTAAAGCTGTTATCTCGTCAATCAATATAATAGATGGTTTAGCGTAAAATTCTCCAAATCGAGTACTTTCACGTGTCGGATACTTATAACCAATAAACTCAGTAGCCGAAGTCCCAATACCGCAACTAATACATAAGTATGGCAAATCCATGTCTGTTGCAACATTTCTTGCCATTGTACTTTTACCGCATCCTGCAGGACCAACCATCCATATATTCTTTATACCAGAATCTATAGTTTTACGTAACTTATCTTCTGGCTCAAGGTCAGTAAATTTAAATCCTAATTTCTTACTGTCCTCTAGATACTTTAGTCTTTCTGCTTCTATTTGTTCTTTTTCATACTTATCAAGTAATTCATTTATCTCTGCTTCTTTTTGTTTGAGAGATATACAATGAACTATCTTAATAGCAGTTAAAGATGTCTTGTACTCGTTACCAAGATAATCGATAAATACAAATTTACCAAACGAGTCTTTTAACTGGTAAATATCTTTTCTCTGATTTAATCGTTTCTTCTTTCCATTTTCTTTAATAGTAGTAGAAATAGCTGCATAAACAATGTCTCCTTCTTTTAACTCATCACGCTTAATATTATGTCCATCTTTAATATTAATGTTTTGAATTGTGTAGTTAGAGTCTATTATATCTGCTTCTTTACCTACTTTTTTAAGGAAAGTTTTATTAATAAATTTTGATAAACGCATTATAAATTGATTTTAGTTATACAAAATAAAAACGAGGATTATACATTTTATAGTATATAATCCTCGTATCGCTATATTTACCTAGCGTAGGTAGCTATTTCATTTGTAGAATTTATCAGAACGGCAAACCGTAAGGATTTGCTTCTGTAGTATTAGTAACTGCAGCTTCCATAGTAGGAGTTATACTGCTCATAGTTGAACCAATACTTGCTACAGGTGTCTCAACATCTGCAACAATAGGCTTAGCAAAGTTATCAATACGTAATTCAGTAATAGCTGAAGTCTGTCCTTCAGGTAATACCATAGGTTCTACAAATGTATATTTTGCATATGACGGAAGAGTAGTATACCCTTTATCGTTATATACAACTTTGACTCTTAGAAGTTTAGACTTATCTGCATTATTCAAATAATCTACTACTTCTTTAGAGAATTCTTCAAATTTAGTACCGTTAAATACAAGTTGTTCATCCTTATAGAAACAAAGCAACAACTGCATAATACGAGAAAATTGATTATCTTCTTTCTTCTGTACTGCTTCATCACTGAGTTCACCATTCTTATTATCAGGTTTCCACTCAGTTTGTACTAATGTTGCTCCGTCTTTCTCAAATGTTACCTCAAAGAATTTTCTACCTGTAGGAGATTCTGCTACACGTGCACTCTTAAGTGCTACATTTTCTTGAATACCTGCGGGGATAAACTTAACGTCATTCTTTGTTACTTGTTGCGCTCTTTCTTTACTATACATATCTTATTTCCTTTTTTATTCTGGTAAATAGATTCTATCCCAATGGGTAGTAATCTTGTTATTTTCATCACTTTCTGCTATTACTATCTTCTTTCCTCTAATATGAGGGGCTCTTGCTTCTCGTATAGAGTTATCTCCTCCTTCAAATGAAACTATTGTTTCATTCTTTTTACGATACACATAACCTACAGCATCAGCTTCACCACATACTATGTCTCCTAACTTACCTACAAGATCTAGAGCCATTTCTGTTAGTTCTTCTCCCTCTTTGTTAATCATCTTATCTTTAGTATGTCCTACTAAGATAAAATTATCACAAAGCTCTTTAAACATATCTATGACCTTACGTACAGCTTGTCTAAGATATAGATAACCACTACCATTTGGTAATGTTCTAATGTCTTCTCCTTTATATGTCTTACCCATAGGAGTCTGACGATAAAGTGTAGCTGCATAGCCTAGACACATTTCCTCTAATCGAGTAGCATTATCTATAGCTATGTATTTATAAGGCTTTTGACCTGTTTGAGAAATCTTCTGCCTAATTTGATTAGCTATCTCAGCTAAATCATTAATATTACGTGCTTGAATAGAAAGTGCCTCTAAGAATTCAGAACCACCTTCTAAGTCTATAATTAGACAACCATCAAGCATAGATAGTAATGTAGTTTTACCAGACTTAGGTTTGCCAAAGAATATTAAAAATCTTGGATTCTGTACTCTTGGCTTATTTTTTTCTGTTGGTAGTACTAACATGTTAAAATAGGTTTTTACCTATCTTACTTTTATGATATGATAGTATATAACAAAATTTGGAAATATATGATAAATAAAGTAAAATTAGATATTTAGAGTTGCATTAATTTCAGTGCTATTATTAATCATAATAATAATATTATTGATAATTGCCTGATCTTCTTCAGGCATACCGATAATATAATTACGATTGTATTTCGGGATAAGCTTATAGCCTACCTGGATAAAATTTCCGTATTCCTTAACCGGAGTACCATCCGGCAAACGAAAATCATAAAGCGGTTTATGACAACTACGACGCATTTTTGCATAGTCATCAAGTTTCTTCATTGCAAGATCAAACTGAGTTGCAAGATTGTAATTGTCTACCTTATACGGGCAATAAGTACATTTACGATACTTAGCTACGTCACAAGGAGAATAGATATCTGCACCGAAACGAATCTTATCGTTCGGTCCAATATATTGGTAACTAAAGGGAGTCTCTTCTGTGTCGATACCATCAATCAACAATTCTGGATAAGCTAAAGCTAAACGCTTTAACAGATAGTTCTTATACATACCTTTCTTATCACATTTTTTATTCGGAAGAGTTACTGTAAAATATTTTCCCATAATTTCAGCCTATTTTATTGTTAAATACTACTTTCTGCTCTGATGTAGTACTTTCAGTCTCTATTAAATTGCCGTATTTTAACTCGTTGTTAAATTCTAATATACAAGGTTCTCCATCTCTTACTTTAAGAAAGTGAAGATATACTTTGTCTTTTACAGGTAAGCGCTTAACACCGTATATAGCTAAATTTAATAGTTCTGGGCGATGAATTGCTATTACAAAGTCACTCGCTTGGAATATTGCATCAGATGCAGCCAAGTCACTCCTCATTGGAAAATGACTTGAAGGATTATTTATCCTATCAGGAGCTTCAATATTTCGATTCATCTGTGAAAGTTGTATAATACTCGTATTAGATAATTTCTTTTTACGAATAAACATTTTCTGTAAATCTATTATTACCGCTCTTTCTCCACCATCTCCATTAACAAGTAATACATGGTCTAATACTACTATTAGCCAAGTATCCTTATCAATACTATCGTGGAATTCATCAATTGCTTGTTCCATTTGTTCAACACTTAGAGGAGTATCAACAAAGTATATTGGATACTTTTTTAATACTTCAGCTTCCGATAAAGCTTTCTCGAATGTTTCATCCTCTAAAGTCTCTTTACCGCTGTATAATTCAGATACAGTTTTTCTCACTCTATTACTAATAGCTCTACCTACATTTCGATAGCCTACCATTTCAAATGAGAAATAAAGAACTTTGATTTTCTGATTAGGATTAAGATCAATTAAATCAAATATTAGCGTATTTGCAAATGAAGATTTACCTGAACCAGATATACCTGCAATAGTAAAGATCATATTAGGTTCAATTCCACCAGTAGCGAAATTAAACTTCTTCCATCCTGTCTTTAAGGACGTTATTTTCTTCTCTTTTCTATCTTTAATATACTGAACAGATTCATCTACTACTGAAGATATAGGTTTAAATTGTATTTTCTCCATAACCACAATATTCAGTTGTTTCAGTGTTCATTTGTTCCTCGTAACATTCCCACTCATGTTGAGTGAGCCATTTCCACATAGTTTTCATATAACCTATTTTGCCTGTTTGCATTTTATTATCGATTTCGTACCTCAGACAAGCCATGACATGTTCATGCATTGCTTTGGATTTACCTATGATACGGTTATATTCTTTTCTACATTTATTTACATTTGCCCTTAAAAAACCTTTAGTTCCATCAGGTCTTATAACATAAACTGGAAATACTTCATAGAACTCATCAAACATACTTTCTCTATCTTTCTTAATAGTTTCAAGTAGTTCTTCAGAAGGACTATAAATTTTATTGTTGTCAGAAGTAGTTACTACAACAATGTTACGATTAATTAACTCTTGTATCTCTTCTTCATTAACTCGGCTGAGAAGTTCATGAATGTCTTGACTATTTATTTGATTATCATTCAATACAAGAGAAATAAATACTAGTTGATTTATTGATAAATTAAATTTATTTAATAGAGATGTATCTAGTTCTAGTATCATAAGCATTAAAGTTTATGACAATTATAGAATTTGATACAATATGTTAGATTCTGTTAAAACAGTTCTAATTGTCTTGGTTGTAATTCCTCAATTATCTTAAGAGCTTCCTTAAGATAATATCGGTAATTAATTTTGCGTTCTTTAATTGGCTTATTGTCAAACTTATTTAGAAGAGTAACACCAGAAGCAGTAAGCATATTTTGATATGCTGGTACTCCATTATTATCTTTCCATTTCCATAGATATCCACCATTAGTAGATGCATAGAAACGGTTAGTTCTTTGTTGCTCTTCATTCATATATTCAACATGCCATTGTTTACCAGTTTTTTCAGACATTAGGAATTTACGTATATCTTCACATTCTTTAATCGTCTGTTCAACTGGTATTCCATCTACAAAGTATTTAATTATAGCTTCAGGTATTATCTTTGCAGATAATCCTTTTCCTAACAATACTTTAGTAATAAACATACCTTTTGTTTTAATTAGATCAGGATTCTTAGTTTCCTTATATCCTTCTCTAACTGCAATATAATCATTAATTGCATATTGGTACATAGCTTCAAAACGTTCTTCTTCAAGAGTAAGTTTTGTAAGTTGTTCCCAATTTCTACAAATAGTGTTAACTTGTTGATAGCTATCTTTCTTAAGTAATACAAATAAACCATCTGTATTAGCTTGGACGATTCGGCATCCTACTTGTGTTAATTTCTCTGCTAACATAAGTAATAGTAGCTGACCATTTATCCTGATTTTCATTACTGCTTCAGGACTATAACAAAAATTATGTTCATTTTGTAGATTACCTGATAAACCATTTAACGCTAACTTTAATGTCTCATTCTTCACTTTATCTCCATTATGTTTTGCTTCTATTCTCTCTTCTTTAATCTGAGAATATACTTCTAAGAACTCTGGACCTAAATGTTTAGGATAGAATCCATATTCAATTAACATACTTGGGTATAGTGATGCGACATCGATGTCTATAAGCATCTCATTTTCTTTAGGAATAATTATTTCTGGATCATTCTTAGAATGAATTCCTCCTACTCCTACAGTATAGCGTAATCCTTCAAATACAAAGTTGTTCTCATATCCTTTCCTACCAGGAGATACTATTTGACTTTTCATATCATTTAGTACTTTCTGTAATATAGGACTATCATATTTAATAAATGGTAGTATTACATCCTTTAAAGGAATATAATCCATTGGAGATCTTAATCCTTCAATATCCCACCAAGACAAACCTGTCTTTTCTAGATACTTCTGAGTTAAAATCTTCATTCCAATATTTACACCATCTTTACTGAGAACTCTTACTCCATATTCGTCTTCAATAGCTATACGTAAATCAATATCTTTTTTACACCTATTTAAAAGCTCTGTAGTAGACTCAATATCATTTATATTATAGTCTATCATACTATCAAAATCTTCTAATGGAAGAGGTTTATCCCAATCACATACAAATTCTTGTACATTAGGATATTGCATAGTTACTTGGATTTCCTTCAAGCCTACTCTAAGTTTACTAGAGTATAACATAGTAAGTAAATCAAAAGTATCAAACCATATCTGATACTTCCAATGTTTCCAAGCATCTATATTATCTTCTGTGGAAGTAGTAATAGTTTTACTTAGATTAAATATAGAACTACATATAGTAGCTACATTATATTTCATTAATCTATCTTCATACTCTATAATATAATTTATTATAGGATTATCATAATGTAGATTATTATATCCACAAAAGATAACATCTGAATCTATTACTAATTCTGTTCCATAGAAGTCTCCCCATTTTATATAGGAAGATACTTGTTTAAAGAATTTAACTAACTCTCTTAGTTGATTCTTTCTTTCAGAGATTTCAAATTTGTATATTTCTCCTGTTTCTGTATTTTTAACAGAACAGTGAAAGATATTTTGAAATACTTCGATATCGAATACAAATACCGTTTTTCCACGTATTTGCATAAAATTAAAGTTTAGTTTGTTTCTGTAGTCAGATTCGAACTGACACTCACATAGACTTACATATTGCTACGGCTCTACCTCTTTTTAAGCTATACAGAAGACCACCCCTGGAATCTCACCAGATTGGCTAAAAAACTGAGTTACATTACTTTTAAGTAAGAGGCTTTACTCAGCATCATAATTTTGTAATTCTAATAGAAATAAATCTATTCTAGAATCTTCATAGAAGCAATCATACTTAGTATTCTTAAGTTTAGTAACTGCTTTAGGGAACTTTTCCTGAGCTACAATGAAGACTGCTTGTCCTTCTCTTATCTCAGTGTTTACTTTAATTAATTTAGCTGATTCCTTTTTAATAGAAATAGCATCTAAAGAACTTATTTTCATATTATGCTGCATTAAGTTGTTGTTCCTTATCTCTAAATAAGCAATAACGATAATTACCGCCATGATACTTATTTGCATATTCTGATGCTTCCCAAATCTCAATACTGAAGAAGTCCTTCATAGACTTACTAAATATAGGTAACATTTCGAGAGCATCTCTTCTAAGTTCATCTAAGCTCTTTCTAGAAGGATTACAGCTAAAATCATAAGGAAGACCTTTACTATCCTCTCTGCGTATTATAAGTATATTAGGACAATTTTCTCGTCTAATTCTAGCAGTAGCTAGTTTTCTTGCTCTAGTATTACATATAATAGAATCTATTTTACTATTATGTGCTGCAATCTGAGCTTGTTGCTTAGCAATCTTATTCTCCTTACTATAAGTAAGATTAATAAGTTTGTTATGATACTCACTAAATGGAGCATTATTAAAACGTTCTTCTTTCTGTTCCTTTGTTAGACTATAGTCTTTAATATGAGGTTTACTTAACGTAATCTCTTTTAAAGTAGGATGATGATATGTAGTTATACTACGTATTTTACCACTTTTATCTTTATAAGTTATAGTCTTAGCAATCTTAATAGATTGATTAGCTTCTTTTGCTGACTTACCAGACTCTGTCCAGTAATTAATATATTTATTGTTTTTCTGTTGATCAGTCTTATTCATAATTTAATAGTTTTATAAAAGAGCAAGTAAATACTTACCTGCTCTTTTGATTTAATAAATTTAATATTATAGATTTTGTTACATATTAAGCAACAACTAAGTATAAAGGTGCTGTGTCATCGCTTAAATCTGTATTATCATTAAAGTCTGCAATAGCTTTACGCAGTTCATTCAATGTAATCAAACACTCGCTTTGTTTATTACGGAAGTAATTACGAGTAATCTCTTCTGTAATACCTAGATTTCGTTTACCTTTCTTAGCTTTAAGAATAGGATTGATAGTATGCTTTTTCATCATCTCGTCAAGCTTTACATAATACTCATTTAAAGCAGATAGCTTATAAATGTTAATAATGTTTGCGTCTTTAGGAAGATCTTTAAGTTTCATTCCCATATTTGCACACTGAATACGAAGCTTAATAAGTATAAGCTGATCGTATAATGCTTTAATACGTACTAATAAACTCTTAAGATCGTAGTTACGAGAAACTCCTTTCTTAATTACATTCTCTGTAGCAATAATCTTCCAATATCGAGAGATTTCACTTGTAATACTATCACGTTTTGTAATGAGTGTGTTTGGTTTAATATCTGTTGTAATTGATTTCGTCATATATAATTGATTTTAATTGTTAATAATTTGATCAATTGTATATTAGAAAATCGCTTACCTGTAGCGCCTCTAGTTCTATCGAAAGAATAGCCTTTATTATTTTAGGCTTGCCTTATTAACTTTACAGTCATTATCTAGAGGCATATGTAGCACGAGCGGGAATCGAACCCGCACAGGCTAATGCCTAACAGAGTTTAAGTCTGTCTTGTCTACCAATTCCAACATCATGCTATAAAACCAAGATACCCGACCCATCGTCTTAGGCTCTTGTGGTTTTATATAAACATTATCATTTCTTCTTTCTTTTATACTTATAAAGAAGTATTTACATCTAACTTCTTTACTTGTATAAAATACTTAATTACTCTTCTAATGAGTTTATTCAATCTTAAGTATGAATAAGCGTCCATCTGCTAATACTTATTCATGAATGATATTTAGTCGTTTTCGACTATAGAAATACCTACTGGTAAAGATCCTCCACCTAGATCAAGATAACCTATTGTATTTCCAATTCTTCGACCACGCACATTCTTTTTCTGCTGTTGTTGTGTGTCTTCGTCTATCAGCTTAATTTTGTCTATTACATAATCGCCTTCTGTTACACCTAGAAAGGCATATAATGCAAATCGATCAATAACAGATTCATAGTCATGTTTTTTATAAGCATCTTCAATGATATTCTTAGTTAGAATATTACTAAGATACTCGTTTGGCGGTAGATACTTACTATATGCAGCAAGCATCATTGTACTTAACTCTCTGAATTCATATCGCTTCTCATCTTTGAAAAGCCAATTCCAGAATCCTTTCTTAGTTCTGCCGAAAGTCACTGACCCATCGTCATGGACTTTGATATAGGCAGGGACCTCTCCATTAAGTAGTATCTCACTACTAATACGATGATCCTTAAGTAAGAGTTCAAGTAACAGTTTTTTAGAGTTAGAAAGAATCTTCATTCTTTATTATTTTTTATTTTTTCAACGGAGTACCAATTTCGTCATAGTACTTGTCACAGTTTGTAGTCTGCAAGTTATTCAAATCCTGCAACATCTTAGAGAGATTCAACATCTCTTCTGCAATCTGATTAGCCTTCTCCATCTCAAAGCCATTCAGACGATTTACCTGTTCAACAAGTGCAAGATAGTCAGTGAAGAAGATAGGTTCCCGACCAGCAATACTAGTTTTACTGTTGAACTCAACAGCCTGACGAATAGTATCCGTAGTTACTTCGTTGAATTTAGCCGGTCCAATCTTGAACTGCAATGACGGATCATTGTTCAATTCGATTACTGGAGTAACTCCATCCGGAAGGCAGACAATCTGACTACCAAAGATTTCAATTTCTTCAATGATATACTTCATGATAGGCCGTACAAGCCGTAACTCGTTCTTCCGGACCTTATCATTAAACTCAAGATCAGCTGGCTCTACTTTTACAGTGAGCAGTTTACGACCCATAAGGTTCCAAGTCTCAATTTCTGCTCTATACGGAGCGATCAAAGCTGTGTCAAATGAAGGTTTATTCATAATTTATATCTCCTATGTGATTTTAAGATTGATGTCTTAGCGAGATATTCAATCTATTGTTAATACTAAAATAATAAAAATTCACGCATTACTCATATTCTGCTAATTCTGCTTATTTATTATAAGTCCGCTTTAGTAAAGCTATGAAAAGAATTAATTAATCTCAATAATGTATTCAGTAATACGACGATTGTTAATGTCTGATAAAATTTGTAAATTACGATAAAATGTGTATAAGTATAATAGAACTCGCTTACTAGAACGTAGTGCTATTGCTCTACTCAGCATTCCCCGTAGGACTTTACTCATAAGACGTATGAGTCAACTGTTCTTCTGTTTATCTACTTCTACTTAAAACTTTATAAATATGTCATTGTATGAAATAATCTGTTAATTATTCCTTAGGCTTCGAGATTGTACTTAAAGGGGACTCGTAACCTTACCGTTTCCCTGTTTTTTGCCGTACCTTACAACGCAATTTGATGCAAAGATGTAAAGAGCTCCATCATCAATGAAATGGTATCATCTACGGGCATTTAGGCTTACAACATTCTAAGCGAATGAGGGTCGTTTCTGTTGAGAAACGTTACTAAAACACTAATACAAAAGCCGTCTAATTTTTCAAGACGCCCACTTTTGGACAGATTCACTTCCGACATTGCGATAAATCTCGGGTTACTACTTCATCTTATGGTATTTCCAACCATTCAACCAGTACCCTAATGAGAGGTACTAAAATTAGTCTCAGCGATCTCCTTGGCTAATATGTTGCGCATATTAGTTTACAGAATTTCATGTAGCAAGATTCTTCGATAGCGAGGTGGCTTGTAAGTTTGTCAAACCTACTGCCATTGAACTTCCCAATTGTTTTAAAGTTAAACATGTTTACACTCACCTTATTTGTTATAGCTGTTCGTTTCAGCGTAGGCACTTATACCGAATAGATTTATTGTCTTATATTCTCCATATACAGACTACTATAGTATAGCAATACACAGATTTAATTCCAATCTGCTTCGTGTCGGCCTCTAGGATGCGCGTAGGATCCTGCTCTATGCTGGAGTGCATAGCTCCTAACCTAATTATTTATAGCAAACCTTGGTACTAAAGTAACCTTACTTCTACTTTGTAAGTTTTATTAGTGGACTTACTCCACTTCCTTTCCTTTCGTGTAGATATACTTATATTGTTCATATATCTACCTACCAATAGTCTTATTGCGGACTTCAGGCGCTAGTTAGTTTATATCCTAGTGCAAAGCACTTTAGGTTTATAGTGACATTACTAACAAGTCACTTCTCTTATATATAACCTTAATCTCATTCTGCTTCAGTAAAACAGTATAGTAATTGCAACTATATTATGAAATATCTCAGGCTGTAAGACACGCAATTTACTTTCCATAGAGACTAAGTCTCAAACAGCTAACTCTAACGTTCACTGTATTGCGTATAGGTTTTGCACCTAATCCAGTTAATCTGTCACATAGCTTCTAAACAAGTGAAGTTCTATGCGGATCATAGCTACTCAGCCATGTCCTGTCTCAATTTCTGCTAGTTATATATAAGCGCTGCTCCTTCATATATCTTATATCTAAGTTATAGTTTTGCTATCAACCTAACCTATTCCCAGTTGAATTATACTTTCTATACAACAGAAGTATTTAGATATAAAATAGAACACTAAGCCAATATTCTTTGGCTGACGGATTGTTTACCGCCCCGCACAGGGGAGTTTTGGAGACTACCCTAGAATGCTAGTCGATTCAGATTTAAATGACAACGTACGGCACGTGTTTACATTCCTCCGTGATTTCGCTTTTGAATTAGCCAACGAATGTATAAAGAGGTTAACGATACCCCTTGCCTTGTTTAGATGCGATAGCTGCTCCTTCCACATCTGCGTCTTTTAGGTCTCCAATACGGTTCTCACCTTGTGGGTTTCGCACGCTCTCCCACTTTCTTATTGCTTCTTCAGTTACTGGATAATTTGTAACACAATAAGTTATCATACTATAGTATAAATAGATAGTGTTTGCTATTATTAGTACATTTCAGTATCCTGTATTATCCACGTTACACAACTTAGTTAGGTTTAAGTAACGAATTTGTAGTTTATAGCCTTTATATACCGTTTTACTACTCTAGTTACGGTCTGCGTTTATCTTTGGCAGTTTTAATGGCATTAATTTGCTCATCAGTTTTGTACTAAATACAATGTCTGGTTCGTAAATTACCTCCTTTATTACTCGTTCTTTGTACTCTGGGCGTGTTTCAACGTCCCTTATAATTGTCACAGTTGTATTATCAACGTTACCGTTAAGTGATACAGTCTCATCTTTAAGATTTACAGAAACTGACTTATTCAAGCCTAGTACGTCTACTGGCATTTTAGGTACGTCTACCCAACGAATTCTAGTCTCTTCTGCTCCTATTGTTTGAGACGGAGAATTAGGATCAAATCCAATAAATCCTCCTAATAACACTACAAACAGTGTTATTATTAAATTTAACCGTTTCATATTGATTACTCTTCGGAGTAAGCACTCTTATCTACATAACTAGAGAGCCGCATGATTGGCTTCACATAGTATTTAGCAATTTCCTCCATCTTGTCTTTTAAGATGTTCTCAGAATCGCCATAAGCAGCTTCAAGAGTCCTACGAATTGCTTTTGGATGAATTGTTATGAATCCCTTCCGGTCTTCATATTCCAAAGTAGCTTCTTCTTTTCCTTTCAAGATAGCATCAATTGCTTTACTTGTGTTAGCCGTAATGATGTTACGAGTAACTGCTTCAAGTTCCTTCTCATAAGTAGTCTTAAGATCAGGACTAGCCTTTTCGTTCCAATCATTTGTTTTCTTTTCAGCATTGATTGAAACGATTACTTGGATAAGTTCTGCTACTTCCTTATCAGTTATACTTGGACACCAAGACTTAAGTAAAGCATGAGCACCAAGGATACTGTGTTCAGAACTCATTTTACCCCTTACCATACCTTTTATTGCGGTAAGTAAGGTAGCATCTGCTCCTTTGTTGATGATATTCGCAAATACTACAGATTTCTTTTCTTCCATAGAGAATGAGAATGCTCTACGTCCCCATTCGATACCACTCAACAAGTTACTACCGATACCTCCAGCTCCTTGTTGAGCGAAGATTGATCGTAATACTTTAAGTTTCTCAGGATCCGGCATCTTTGGATCTGCTTCAGGAATGTCAAGTTTTGCAACTTTCTTGTCCTCTTTAGCATTCTTGCGAACTTCTTCCGGAACTTCTTTGAATTCAAGAACTAACTGTTTTGAATTGTCTTCTGCTTGGATATACTTAACCTTGATGCCAAGATAGTCTCCAAGTACGGCTTCTGCTTGTTCTCTCATATTTGAGTTAATACGAATACCCATACTTTGGAAGTCTCCTTCAAGTTGAGTAAAGTAGTTAACAAGAGTAACAGCCGTCATTACGTCAAACTGTTTCTTGAGATTCTTCTTTACGTCTTCTGGAGTCTCCGGATTGGCTAGGTATTCTTTATGCAAGATACCCATGAATTCAATAGCATGATTCTTATCAATGCGATCTCCTTTACCTCCGGCACTTCCAACAATTTGTCCAATAGATGAAGAAATAGACATTGCTGTCTCTTTCTTACCTTCTACTACTTCGGGAACGATAACTTCTGGTTTCTTCCCTTTCTTTGTCTTTTCGTCCTTAACCTCAGGGGTTTCTTTGGTTTCTTTGTTTTCCACTACTTCCTGAGGTTTCTCTTCAGGTTTAGGCGCTTCAACAGGTGCTGGAGTAGCATCCTGAGTCTTTACTTGTTCCTCTACCTTATTTGTTTTTGTTTTACTAGCTAATGCTTTAGCTTTCTTACTTACTTTTGCCATTTTGATAATGAGGCGCTCCTTCGCCATTTTAATTGTTAAATACTTTGTAGATACAATAAAATAATACGTCAAGAATTAAAGTCTCTTCACGAATCATCAATGTATGTACTGTTTACTTCCTTTGTAGATGTTCCTTCTGCTTCAGTTACTGTACTGTCACGATCAGCTTTGTTTTCCTTACTTGTATAGTCCTGATTGCAAGGTAATGCATTCCAAACAACAGATGCATTACTACTATACATGGGAGCTGGTTCTACAGTAACCACTGCAGCTTTCTCAGGAGTAGATATACATTTCTTATATACCTGTTTAACTCCTGCACCTACAATTAAGCCTACTGCTAGAATGGCCATTAATCTAGTGAAGGCTTTGGCATCTTTCATCAATCTTGCGATGATGAAACAAATTGTTATTGCAGCAAGCAATAGACCAAATGAATTTGCCATAATTTGTAAGTATTGGTTAATATTGGTTAAATAATTGTTTTAGTCTCTGTCTTGCCTTATTCAAACAGGTTTTAACTGTTGCTTCTGGTATGGCAAGCTCTTGTGAAATTTGTTGATAGGATTTCCCATCAAGGCGAGCGTATATTAAATCTCTATATTTCTTCTTTAGACGAGGAATGCATTCCATTACGATATCGACATTTTGTTGAAATATCATATTATCTTCAGGACTATGCTCCAACCCGCTTAGTTGAATTTTAGACTCTTCGTCATCAATATAACTATTTAATTGCTCTTTTTTGTTCCGTCTTATATAATCAATTGCAGTATTAACTGTAATTGTCTTTAACCACATTTCAAATGAAATATGATTAGTAAAAGATTGCAATTTTAAGTACACTTTAGTGAATACTATAGATGTTATATCATCTGCTGCATCTGTATTTCTTACTACATTATTTGCAGTATACCAGACTGTTTTGTAATATTTGTTGTAAAGTGCATTAAAAGCTTTTTCAGAACCATCTCTAGCTTGCTCTACTAGAAGCTTTTCTTCTTCTTTCATAGTAGCTAGATTTTAGTGGACTATAGCCAACCCAATGACTATAATCCTGAAAAGAATTAAAAAGGCAGTACGTAATTTATAATATACTGATGTACAGCTGCTTTCCTTTTCCAGTATAAATCTCTTATCCAATTAGTCCAATCTAATCTTATATCTGAGTCTAAATAAGTAAGATTCATAATCATATTAGTAACTATTCTTAATTGTACTAATTCTGTCTTAGTACTAGTACTCTCAAGATTAGCTATCATAGATAACATAAGTTTATCTTGTATTCTTCGGATGATAGTATAGATTTCTGGATGAATAGCTCTAATACTAATATAGTTACGTAAACCATATGTTATAGCTCCGTCCATACTTTCATCTACTACGATTTTATACCAATTCTTTCCTATATTTATAAAGCCGGTACAATATACCTTTCCATTTAAAATAAATGGAGTATTCATATCACGTGTAGTTAATATGGGTATATGTCCAGCATAGAACCTATAGAATGGTTCTAAGTTTGTTTGTAAATACTCAATGACATTCATTACATTTCTCCTTGAAGTCTTAAACGAGTTTCAATTTGACTTATAATCATATCTGCCTGAGATTTTGAGAAGCCCTTTTGTATGAGTACTACTTGAGTCTTTACAATATATTCATCAGGATACATTGTACGATTAAGTCTGTATGAGGCTATATAGCCAGCAAACTCTTTCTCAGTATACTCAATTCTGTTCTTCTCCGTAGCCTCCAAGCCTAATGTATTCAATACTGCCTGACTTACAGCTGGCTTATCAAATATATAAGACTTTGGATTAGCCATGATGTCTTGTATTTCAAGACTTTCTTTTTCTAGTACTGTGATAGTACCATCCCTTTCCATATCATTCAGCAAGATGCCTCTGATAATAGTTAAGCAGGGCGCAGTTCCTGCAACTCTGATTAGCACACTTGTGCTTTTACCATTGGCTATATATAAGCCTGGTTTCTTAAGTTCTAACATAATTATACCTCCTTTTTGAAAAATTTGTCTGCTACTGTCTTTGCATCTGTAATAGATAGTTCATACTTATCTTTTACATGAGAAAGAAAATCCATTTTACTTGTACAAGAACTAGATAATTTCTCTAATTCTTCCTTTACTCCTGGTTTATTAAATTTAACCCAGGGAATGATTTCAATTACTTTTACCGACATTGCTCTATATAATTTGTAATTTCTAAATCGATTTTCTTCCAGAAATCATATCCTTCACTTGTATTGTGAGGATCGAAGCAGAACATGAAACCTGAATTGATACGAAACTTAATTCGTTCAATAGATTTCTTAAACATAAACTTATTCCTCCAACATTGAGGAACACAGTATTCATACATATACTTAACGAAGTGAGTTAATACTCTATTCTTCTTCAGTACATAATACCATTCAGGAGGTATTAGATCATTGATTGCTCTGTTTACACTCATAATTTACATCTTTTTGAGGTCCATAATTTGAGGTCCATAAAAGGAATGTTCGTAATCTGTATCTCTCAATAGGTTTATAACATCGTAGATTGACCATTTAATTGAAGTAAGACTACCTTTTATAGCGTAGTTTCTTGTACTCTTAATGATCCTTTCTAGCACAATAGTTACACCTACGAGATACATAATTGCAAAATTCCTTTTACTAGCTTTAATTTGTTTTACACTTCTCATGCTAATATCTAAATAATGTTTTATAGTATTTTTTAATAGCCTTACATACTTTATTAAACTCTTTCTCATTATCTATTACTCCACAGAATTTATAACAAACAGGGTTACCTCTATTTAAGTAAATAGGTGTAAATTCTGCTACATAGAATGTCTTGAACATTCTAGATTCTTTAATAGGAATAATATTAGGAAGAGTTATATCACTAGTTAATCCTACTGTATATGCAATATTAAACTCTTTATCTATTTTATAGACAACATAATAATGAGGTGCAGGACTAGTATTACTCTTAAATTTAATAATATCGTACTTTTGTAAAGTAAGTTCTGCTATTTCTCTTTCTTGGCATTCTAGTATATCATTTGGTATTTCTATACTAGAATACTGTAACTTTATTTTAGATATTAGTTTTAACGCTTTATCTTTCTCAGATATCTGATCATTATTAACTATTGAACCTAGTAGTGTTACAAACTCTTTATTATTTTTTAGCCATAATTAATTGATTTAATTTTGTAGTAAGGTACAGACTCGAACTGTACTCCTCTAACTTTATCAGTGTTAGCGCTTCTATACCAACTAAAGCTACTTACTCCAGCTTTTTACGACTTTAAAATTCTGTCTAGTACACCATCCGTATAACCTTCTGTTCCACAAATGCTACGCCTATTTTAGTACCATATAGTATAACGTAGCCCTAGAATTCTAATTAGCTTAGCCGTTGACTTATCGTATTACGCTGCAATACGAGTATAGTCTGTTACATAAAAGTTGCCAGTTATGGCTTTATTGACCTATTCTATCTTCACTATTGCTGTCAAATCCATAATGCCCCTAGATTAAGGTTTCCTTTTTATAGGACTTGCAACCTAATGGCTAGGAAACCTACTAATCTCCTTGTTTTAGTTTTTAGGGTATTTAGTGGTAATCGAAACCACATCTACTGAACCACAATCAGTTATTCTAACCGTTGAACTATAAATACCATAATTTGTGGAGCATGAGGGAGTCGAACCCTCGTCCAAACAATGATTCAATAGACCTAACAGTCAATTTCTTTAATTTCTTTAAAAAAGAACTACTCCTACTTATTCGTATTTCTTATTTAGTAGGCAACCCATATCCTTCACCTGACCTAAGTATAAATACTTGGTTGACCGTTGTATAGTCCATTGTACTCTTGCTTATTTCTAAGCTTCCATTAGGGTTCTGGTTGGTTAGTAGTTCTTAGGGTTGACTTCACCATATTAACTTGTTTAGGGGTAATAATACAAATCTCTACCATATACCTCTGGCGAAGGAGTAATGATAGTCTTTTTATTTTGTGTCACTTTAGAGGATTTCTCTCTAAATTGGCAATCAGTGCAATATTGTTTGTTGCAGTTGAGCGGGCAGTCATTCTTAAGCATATTGCTTTCAGTTGCCCTTAATACATGATTACTAATTAATTTACTCATAGCTTATACCTTTGAATGTTTTACGGTCATAAGGTTGTAACTTGGCACGACGAGGTGCCTTTGTCTTCTTAGCACTGGCTTTAGCCATACTATACACACTATCTTTGAATGTCTTTCCCATATTACTTTAGAATTAAAGCAGATGTTGCTAATTTAGGAATATAGGAACCTCCTATCTTTTTAAGATAACGATAGTCTGTAGCACTCGTAGGACCTTTTGCAAGTACTTCAAGAATAGGTTCTTCAATAGCATGGTCAATAAGATGAGCTTTCCAGAATTCAGCTCTAAAGCCTTCTTCTTCTACTGGGTCTCCACATACTTTACAAATTCCTTTGCAAGCTGTAATGAAGTCACTATCTTTTTTCTGTCGTGCTGTAGTAGGAGCTTGATTACTGAAGAACTCATTAGGTACTTCAAGTACATTACCTATACTATCACCAAAGCTATCAGCTAAGATTTGTTTAACTTCCTCAGAAGTCATAGTGGGATCTGTAATCCCGAACATAATTAGTTTCATAAATTATTGATTAATTGTTAATAGAATTTAAGAATTCTTAATTTCTTTATAGGCATGTTGATGCCAACGAACTCCGCAATGTTTGCAGTAAACTCTGTCCTTAAACTTCTTATTAATTTCAGTTTTAGGATCAAACTCACTACTCCATTGATGACCATTGACCATACAGTCAATTTCATTCATAGCTCTAGTATAAGCTAGAGGGCTATTAAAAAGCTTTTCTCGTACTTTTTGTTTAGCCATAGATCGCACTTTATATGCTCTCCATTTGTAATAAAGTTTTTTGATAATACTCATTTCTTTAAATATTTAAAGTTAATAATATTCTGACGACGACCAGGATACTCTGGATTTTGTTTAACTAGTATCAGTACATTTGTTAGAATAAAGGTTGTCTTAAGAATAATAACAAATTTCTCTACACATTTACACTTTAGACTCTCTCATAGTTTTAACACATAAGCAGGATTGCTGTCAAACTTTCCTTATTGGTGTACCTGATTTTAACGTCTGCACGATCATAGTAGTATTTACACACTATAGTTACGGTTAGATGCTGTGTGCTTACCTCGCCGATTCCTCTATTTCTAGACTAATACTACTACTTACGCCCCACAGGTTTGTCATTTCCTGAGGACGACTATGCCTACTTTCACAAGCAAACACAGTCTGAGTCGTCTTAGTGAATTGAATCAGGCTCTAATTTCCTTGGTATAGTATCAGGTTCAGTTGCCCTTTGTTTATAAATTGCATTAATTTGCGCACCAAATTCTACATTATCGTAATCCTTCCTGTTAGAGAGATACTCTTTAGCGATATCACTGTTTGACATATTTGTACCTCCTTTCATTAGAATAGCGATTAATGCTACATCCGGCATATTCATGAATATTGAATCATATCTTTCATATTCCTTAGTGTCTCGCCGGAATTGAAGTACGTCATCAATTGTTGCTGGTTCGTCTATAACTTCTCCAGCAGAAGTAATTGTTTGTACACTCTCAGTTTCTTCATTACTGAAAATATTGCATAGCTTGTCTGTACTATAGCATGTATAGAATGAGACTAGTGCAGCTATGATTGCAAATACTAGAGCAATAATGCTCAATTTGTTGTTGTTTTTCTCCATTTTTGATAAATGTTTTTAAATGTTAATTACTAATGTTTACTATTTTATTTTATTGTATCTCCTACATAATATATATTATAGTATATATAATCCTTAACTTGTTGTTTATTTACTTTGTTATTTATAGGATTCTTTATATCTAATATACATATATCTTTCTCTTGATATTTGTTTACTATAATATAGTTCTTATACTTAGCTTTTAGCTCTACTATGTTTATAGGTTCATTAGTATTAATTTCTATACTACTACCAAATACATAGACAAGCGCAGATATAATTAATATCAATATAATTGATAATGCTACTTCACTTATATTATTTACTATATTATAGTGTTTGTCTCTTCTAATTGTAACCATTTTGATAATGTTTAAAAGTTAATCTTTAGATAGTACCTTAGTAGGAATAGGAACCTACATAAACAGTAAACTGTTTGTTTTATTACCCCAATCTGTATTACTACAGAATTAAACTATAAGGCAGAGTAAGCAACTTTTGTTATAATAAGCATATACTATAACAATTCATTGCTAATCATATAGACTAAAGGAGGCCAATCCCAAGTCTATACCCATCTGTTTTCGCTTGGCAAGAGCATCGAAACAGATAACGGAATGTTCTAAATAGATATACTCTAGAATATATCCTTGCATTAATCTCACTATACTTTGTGCACTAGTATCACTAGGTATTTCGAGGGCCAATCTTACTTTCGTAAACTCTTCGCTACTGTAGCTAAAGTACTTAAATAAGATTTATTTAATATGCAATTATGTTTTATACATTCGGTTATATGAATTAACGCTAACATTTGTATAACATAATCACTATATTTCAAATTTACTATTAAAAAACGATATTCTATAGTGTCAAATTCAGTAGCTATTCTCACACTATGACTATTTGACCAGAAAGATTTCTCACCTACATTTTTATAATTAAATATATATTGTAAATATTTAATTGCTTCGGGATTTCTTATTACTAATCTTTTAGTATAATAACTTACTGCATTATCCCAACTATATATACCTTGTGTACGTATTTCCTTCTTGTAATATTTTGTATAATATTCATTATATTCATCATATTTACAATCTATATGCATGTGTACACTACTATTTCTAGCAATGGCAGTATTTTCTTTCATATCTTCTAGAAGTATGTATAATCCTTTTAGACCATTAATTCCATTTAGTCTTATACGATTTTCACGAAGGCGATGATCCATATTTCCATCAAATCCTGAGTCATAACTACTACAATTATGTCTAAGTATTAGCTTTTTTATTTCTTCTGATGTAGGATTATCTGCATCATGCTCAATTTCAATACCTATATTTAATGAATTGTATAAGATGTAAGGATTATAATTACGCGATCTATCTCGTAGTAATTCTAGTTTTCTTATTATATACTGTAATTCAGTATATAATTGGCTAAACATTTCATTCATACGACTAAGAGAGCTAAAAAAACGAATACGATTTATATAATATTCATTTCCTGCCTTAATATTCCATCTATTACGTATTATATGTACTATTTGTTCACTACCACAAGTAGATATTCTGTCAGTATCTCCTGATTTATAGGTAATTACAATTTCTAAAAAATAATTTCCTCCTGCTCCTTCTGTACTTATAGGTTTAGTAATATTTTTTAAAGCTTTTTCTAATATGCTTGATTTGACTTTTTTATCTTTAAATCTAAAAATCGCTTCTTCGATAGTATTACGATTATTTACTAACCATTTTGTAAAGATCTTTAACTCATTAATACATTCAGTATACTCAAGAGTACTTGTTCTTGTCTTTTTTATTCTTTTATATGGCCATATTCTATTAACATATTGCCATAACATTCTCTTGTTTCTTTGCTTCATTTTAAAGGCTTCCCATGCAAGTGGTGATGAAGCGAGTGCTGTAATGCACGATTCTTGCCATTTAGTCATAATCTTTAATGTTTAATAAAAAAGGGACAGAATAGTCTGCCCCTTAATAGTTATCAAATTCTTTTTGTCCTACCAGCCTCTTTCGCGTTCACCGCATCTTGTAGAACCGGACATCTTCTCAGGTTTAGCATTGCTTTCAGCTTGCTTATTGCCTGCATCTTCAACTACTTTCTTACACAATTCACGTAGTTCTTTGTCGTCTTTATAAGCTTTAGTAGTTTGCAAAGCTATTGCTACCTCTACTTCAGACCCACACATTTCGATAAGCTTCTTGGCCTTTGAATTAGCTGCTAACTTGATAACATTCTCTTTGATGTAATTAATTACACTTTTCATAATTTTGATAATTTTAGTTAAACAATATTGTTGTAAAAAAAGATTTCTGACTAAAATGAAGATTTAGTTTCATAGGTACAAACTGGAAGATTTGATTAACCTATTACTTACACATTCGCCACGTGAAGGCATCTTCATGAATGCGATTAGTATATCTATATTCACATACAAATATACTAACAATACTACGCTTAGTATCTACAAATCCATATTATTCTAACGAAACAAATAATTAAGACACAAATAATAGTTGATATGCTGTATATGAGGACTGAGCTACGCTTAGCTCTATTATAACACACAGTTTTGCATTTATCAGATAGAAATAGAACAGGGTGTGTTATTGCATGATTTTTAAGTCTGCACTAATACTACTATAACCGACTCCTTGTACTAATAAAAATTAGTCCGTCTCCTTGTTTATAGATAGATATAAGCCCCACATGCTTGTCAAGGATTCTCACCTTAAAGAACTCTCTACCTGCACACGCTAACTCTTAAACGTCTCGAGCCTGTGATTCAGTAGAGAGTTATTTGACACTTATTGTTCAGTTAGTGTCAGACTGTCAAGCACCTCATTAAGCCTATCGAGGTAATAGCTTATTCCCATCTATACTTGCTTTGGTTAGTTGCTACTAAAGGGTGCACTCACAGCGAACCTAACTGTGCCCTTACCACGTGGATTATATTATATGCCCTGTATTACTCCTATGTGCATAAGGATAATAATAACATTTAACGTACTCTATAAAAGTTAATATTGCAATGGTTGAGCTCCTTGCGGTGTTTGTGTGAAGGTTGGTTGCTCTTGAGATGTAGGAGCTGGAGCTGGTTGTACTACTTGACCTCCAATTATTTCAGGAGCTGGAGTAGTTGGTATAAGCTGAGGAGCTTTGTCTTCTTCAGCTGGTACACAATATGCGCTAAATGCTCTTTGTCCTACTTCTTCGGGAGAACCTCCACGTATCCATTGCTTTTCTCCGAATTCGTCAATATAATATTGACAGAATATACGTAGTGTGGTGTAAAGAATAGGTTTTCCACCTTTCGATACAAGCGAACCAGCTTTGATTGCTTCTCTTGCTGGTCGAGTTGCTGTTGCAGGTTGAGCTGGATGGTCTGACAGATGTTGCTTGTAGAACTTCTGCGGTGGACACCAGTCAATCCAACATCCTGTTACGTATTGTAATTCTTCAGGAATTGGTTGGTCTGCTTGTGCTGTTCCCCCATGTTGAATTGACAACAATGGGGTAAGCATGTTTACAATGGGTTGAATGAAACAAGTAAATGTTTGCATATCTTCCCAAGGACATAAGGTATTTTGAAGTTTGGCTACTAAATACTTAGTGCCTGCATTCTGCTTACCTTGTTCAACTGTTTTGATTAACGGTTCGATTAATTTATAACGTGCCATGACATGATACAATTTACCTATACATTGTGAGGTTTCTGCGAAACATTACATATTACAAGTAATATTTCAAGGTTTTTGGTGATTTGTAAATTATAGCTATATATTACGTGATGAGGTAATACATTGAAAATGGGAAAAGCTGAAAGGTTGTAGAGTTTGGCTACATACTTACATGTTTAGCCTTTCCTGCTTCTCCCAATACTTAGCAGCTGTGCCTGATTTGCTTCCTGTGCGCAGCCTTTGTGTTAATACTGAGTACTGTGTACTATGTATAGCATACGTTTCCAACTTTATGCACCTCACTTTGTGCAACTTTTATGCTATACGCTCCACTTATTGCTGCTTCAATCTTAGGTATTTGACTTTTATTCCAACCAGCAAGACAACACAATCTGTTAGTGGTAAGTTCAATGCAAATAACATCCATATAGTCATCGTGTAACCAGAAATCTCTGTACCATAGAGGTAATACCTCTACCATTGGTTCACGAAACTGTTGTATTTCCTCAATATCTCCTTCAATTATATCAGTGATTACGCATACTCCTTCTGGTACAACAGTTGGGTCTTCTACTATCTTATAATTACTCATAAACCGTATTGTTTAAATAGTTCTACTTTCCTACGCAATTCCATATTAGTACATGTGAACATTGTGTAGCTTGATGTAACAGTCTCATTGTCATAATCATCAGGATGTGAGATTACTTTGAATGTCTCTTTAAGGATAAGCCAATCGTGTGCAAATACTTTCCTATACTTATAGAAAGACAACATAATAAGCCAATAGCCAATATACAATTTGATTTTGTTAAGCATGATAGATAAGTTTTAATTAATACTCAATAATTGACAGTAGTAGTTGATTTGCATCCTGTTACATTTATAAAGTAAACACACATCAATACCTGGGGGACTTCCCGATTGTTGACAGCCGTGGGGGATTTGTTTTTGGTATATCCCGCATTCACACCCACATTCAAAATTTTATTTTCTAAAAAAATTTTTATAAAATATGTTAAATATCTATAATTATTTTAACATTTTGCGTTATTAGTAATATGAATATAGAATACGAGATAATAGGTAATACTATTCCATTTGATAAATCTGCAGAAATGTATAATAGGTCTATGTATATAGGTCCTGCAGATGACGGATGGTCTGAAATAGTAAAAGTAGACGATCAGTACTATGTAGTACAACAAGGACTACAAGAATACGAAGGGCATATATATATGAACCGAGTAAAAATACTCGGCATAGAAATTTTAAACTAATATGAAATTAATAGAATCTAGTGTACAGATAATTAAGGAGAAAGATCCTTACAAGATGATAGAATTAGCAGGTAGAACATGTTATAAGTCAGAGGATAAGATAACAGAGAACAGTGCTAAAGAGTTTGTAGATAGGATGATTAAGCTTGGTCATGGGGCTATGTTGGAGCATGGTACTATTTACTTAGCGTGTTTAGTATTTGATGGTGATGTAGACAATAATAACAATCTTACACCCAACCATAGATTTTATAAATATCAAAGTAACAAGTATTCAAAAGTAAAGGTAGCTCAATATGCATGGAGTGGAGAGGATGTAGCATGCGTAACTACTAACTTAAGAGTATTAGTAGAAAACAATTGGTTAGATGATCTAAAAACATATCGATGTGAACCTACAAGGTATCACGAAAAACGTATCACAGCTAAGTTCATATGTGATAGAGGAGTAAGTCATGAATTTGTTAGACATAGAGTATTTAGCTTTGCTCAAGAGAGTACTAGATATTGTAACTATAGTAAGGATAAGTTTGGTAATGAGCTTACTTTTATTAAACCATCTTGGAGTTATTTCAAAAATACAAGTTACAAAGATGTTGGTTATTTCGATGGAGACGTGTTTGAAAGTTCTTTAAAAAAAGCTGAATCTTATTATTTTAAACTAATAGAAAAAGGTTGGAAACCACAACAAGCAAGACAAGTACTCCCTAATGCAACTAAAACAGAACTGGTAATGACAGGCTTTGAGAGTGATTGGGAAGGCTTTTTTAAGCTCAGATGTAGCGGTGCAGCTCATCCAGATGCTAAGAAATTAGCTGATGAATTACGTGAATTAATGGTTAAATAATGTTAAAATATTGTCGTTAAATAGCCATAATTGTTCTTAATAAATGTTAAAAAGTTGATATAAATGGGAACCTAAAGGCATATTTATACGTTACTGTCTATGCAGTCAATGACAGTCTAAGACATACTAAGACAGATTAAACAGTATTAATAGACCTTACTTTAGATAAAGTATACTTTAGTTAAGTATATACTAATATATAATATTATACGCATTATGGGTAAAAGAAAGTTAGTTAAAATAGAACCAGCATACTCTGGTAAATACATAGATTACAAAGGTAGTACATATCAACTAGTACAGACAGAAACTTCTTCTAAGTATTGTGAAGGATGTGCTTTCTATAATAAGAAATGTGATGATAAACTTGTATCTTACTGTAGACAAGGATTTATATTTAAAAAAGCAGAATTCTAATGAATGAAAGTTTTATAATAGGTTTTATTATAGGATCTGGTATTACTCATGTAATATGGAGGTGTATATACAAAGCTAAAGAATATGCAGAAGGAGAAGAGAATAGTAGAGATACTAAATAAGAAATTTGAAGTAATACCAAGTAAAGGAGGTAGTTGTGATGACTGTTACTTTTTAAATAAACAGACATGCCCTCCAAAAGCCCTTAGAAATTGTATATGGGGTGGTAATATACTAAAAGAAATTAAGAAATAAACAATAAAATAATATGGAAGATAAAGTACTTGAGACAGTAATAAACGGTTTGGAATATATTCCTTTGAAAGATATTTTGATTAAACCTCTAGAACCAATTATGTTGAAGAAAGAAGTAACTGAAGCAGTTGGTACTGGTGAAAAAGACGTAGATGGATATGAGAAGTTTGAAACTAAGACAGAGGTAAAAGAAGTAGAATCAGAGTGGAGAACCGGTATCGTACTTGCAATTGGAACAGAACTTACAACACAACCAGAATTTGCAGTTGGAGATACTGTTGTATTCAATAAGAAATTTGCTAAGGATTTTGATTTATTTAAAGATAGCATGCTGGTTAAACCGTATGATTGTGTGGCTAAGAAGATTAAGTAATATTAATGCGTTTAATGTTGTTGTGGAAGGCTAGGTCTGAGGATCTAGCCTTTTTCTTTATACTTACAGTTAACAAATGTTAAAATATTAATACCTTTTTAACAATTCCCGTTTATATAATTGTAACAACAATTAAACCAACTAAATAATAATTATTATGAGTATGAAATATAAAGTAGTTAAAGAGTTTGCATGTGCTAAAAAAGGTGATATCCTTACTTGGAACGACGATACTATGATGTTTGAATTTAATTACAAGGATGACAATAGTGAACGTGCAATGTTTATGGATGAACAAACTTGTGAAGAATATGCAGATGATGGTTATGTAATTCGTATTGAGAACGAAGATGAATGTAGCTGTGATGATATGCTAATTGAAGAGTTATCAGATAAGCTTACTAAGATTGAGTCTACTATTGATGACTTACTTACTAAGTATGAAGAGGATCATAAACAGATGAATGAAGCTTATAATGATCAGGAGATTCCTACTTGTGTTAAGGTAGAAGCAGATACTGTATACTACAATCTTACTAAAGTATTAAATACAATCAAAGACATTATTAATGAATAAACTTGTAAAGACCGTTAAGAAAGCGGATCTTTATCGAGAATTCCTCAAATCACTTGATGGTGTACTTTAGCTTACTGACAGGGAGCAGGATATAATGATATTACTCATTGGTATAGATATAAATACTCCTAAGCTCCCTGGTTATAGTAAGAATGTTATAAGTACAGAAAACAGACGTTATCTAAAAGCTGCAACAGGCATTACTAGTGATAACCTAAGTAGATATATAGGAAGATTAAAAGATAAAGGTCTGATTATAAAAGGTAAAGCAGACGATGAATGGGTAGTAAACCCAGCATTGATACCTGAAGTGATTGGTGATAGAGTACAATTAACAATCGTATTACGATTAGAAAAAGAATAACATGAATATAGAATATATGACAATAAAACCTGGTTCTATCTTATTACAAAGGGATTATAATTGGATAGTTAAACTGTGGTATAAGTTAGTAAAGAAAGAACTCAAATTTAACAGATTTACCATCTTTACTACTGACTGTGATTTGATTAACATTCATGGAGAGCATAGAGACGCAGTAATAGCAGAGCCTAAAAAGGCTTATAGTAAGAAAGAGCTTAAAAGACTGAATACTATTATTGACTCTTCTAAGAAAGAAGAAGGTGACTGGTTATCTTCTGATAAGGCAACAGTATCAGACTTATTCATAGCTATAAACTGTGTTAGACCTGATACATTTGAGGGTAAAAATAACTTAAACGCTTTCCTTGATAATAAATACTATAATATTAAGGAATTATCAGATGAAGCAAACTGGAGTGAATATATTTTCTGAGTTAAGCTAGAAATACAATTTACCTACTTAGATAATAAAAACAATATGTATTCATCCTTTCTTATTTGCTAATAGAAAGATAAGCCAAAGAGATCAAAGGCCTTTAATGTTTACTTACTTGGGTAAAATAAAGATAAAGAAGAATCATGAAAGATAGGAAGATAATTAGACTGAGTAAGCTACCAGAATACGATGTAATTACAGAACTTATCGAATATATGATATATTATAAGTTATCCTATCCTACTGGTAATAAAGATACTTGTGAAGTACGATTAATTGATTCGTCTTGTGAAATAGTTACTCCTAATACAATCTATAAGATGACGGATGAGGTTTATTTATATCTGTACTTACTTAGTAATAAAGCTATAGCAAATATTTATAAAGTGATAAAAGATGATTAGATGTTATGACATAGGATTATATCCTGCATATTTATGGGTATCTACTTTAGAGTATTTTGATAAGTATAAATCTAGATTTTATTACTATGCTAGTATAGCAGATATGAATAATGATAATCCTGGTACTCCAACTAGTCCAACTAATAAAGGTGGGGTTACATTTGTGGTAATAGAAAAGAAGACTAAGAAGAAAGGAATACTAATCCTAATAGACGTAGATATAAAAGGTATAACTGACTTTGACTTTGATGTAGTAGCTCACGAATCTGTACATGGAGCAGATGCTATATATGACTTCATTGGTGCATACGGAGAAGGTTACGATAGAGGCAATGAGCCATATGCCTATTTAGTAGGCTTCATAGCAGGTAAGATAGGTCAATACATGATAGACTATATAAGAGATAATAAAGATGAGAATGGATAAAGAAACATCGCTAGCTTTACTCCAGCTAGAGAAAGAAGGAGCCAAACAAGGTCCTAAGATAATGAGTGACATGTTTGATGTAGTAGAGAAAGAGATTGAAAACGACCGTCTAACTTATGAAGAATTTATTAATGTTTTCATAGAAGTCTTTCAACAAAATGTACCAGAAGAAGCTGATGAGTCTACTGTAGAAGTTAGAGAGGAGTTAGTGAATAAGATTTGTCAAAGCATAATAGATAAGTATGAACAAGGGAATGAAGAATGACTTTAAGGATGACAAACTTAGATGGGATTTACTTCCTCTTAAAGAAATCGAAGACATCGTTAAAGTATATACTGAAGGAGCTAAAAAATATTCAGATAATTCATGGCAGTTACTTGATAATGGTTATGATAGATATAAAGCCGCGTTATTCAGACATCTAGTACTATTCGAAAAAGGAGAGGAGATAGACAGCGAAACCGGTTGTAGACATCTTGCACAGGTAGCTTGGAATGCAATAGCGATGCTGTACCACTCTAAACATAAGACGCCAGAAAATCTAATCAAAGCTTTAGACAAACGTATTGAGGAGAAGATAGATTGTTGTAATTCAATATTAGATAATATTAATAAGTATGAACATAACGAAGGAGAGTCTAGAACAAGAGATAGCGATATATCAGAAGATGCTAGAGAAGTATCAGAATAATCCTGAATACGTTAATCCAAATTGTTCAGAAATGCAGGCTAGAGTGATACTAGCAAGATTAAAGAAAGAGTATTATACAGATTATAGAATTGATTAATTATGGAACACTTAATTGGACGTACTTTTGAATATAAAATTAAAAGTAACAATACAGAAGATATAACATTTAGCCGACGAGATAATAATATAACATTCCGTTACGTATACATCGCTGAAGAAGACGGCAGAGTATATACTGAAGATGGTTACATACCTTATAAGAAAGGTCAAATTGTTGCTTATCTTGATGCATATGGTGATTTTCATTGCGAACGACCAGTAGTATTTGGTACTGCAGATGATTTAGCAGCTATAATTGAAGCAGAACGGAAAAAGTATAAAGAAAATAAAAACAATAATAATAGTTCCAAACAGACTTGTGATTGTGAAAAGGCCTAATGTAATTCAGCACAATGAAACTATTTGATATAATAGGTGGTAATGTTACTATACACGAGGAGGCTCTTGCTATTCCTGCATTTAAGAAGATATGGGAAAAGGATAAAGCAGATAAACAGCACGCTATTGCAGTAATAAGTTATATAGTATTTAAGAATAAATGGGATAGCCCATACGTACTTAGTATGCCTGCTGATACATTAGAATCAGCCTTAAAGACAGAGTTCTTAGCTCCAGATTATCAACTTACTGCAGATGAAATAATAGCAGAAGAGTCATATAGACATCTCCAGTATACTCGTACTTTAGCTATGTTAGATAGCATTAGACTGAAACTAGATACATTTACTAAGTATTACAAAGATAGTCTGGATGAAGAATTAGACGAAAAGAAGATAGAGAAATACTTAGCTGGATTTGGTAAAGTAAAAGATACTTATGTTACTATAGATTTCTTAGAGAAAGCAGTTAAAGCTGGAGAAATCAATACTACTAAAGTTAAAGGTGACGCTCAAATTAACCCATTTGAATTACCACAGAATGTTAGAAAATAACATTGAATGAATACAAAAAAATAACAACAACGTTTAACAAAACAAACAAAGAGATTATGAAGAAGAATATTGAAATGCCGGATGTAATTGTCGATTTAACAGACGAAACTAAGACAGTGGAAGAAGCTATTGCAGAATGTGAAGCTGCACGTAAGGTAGCACAACCCTGGTTGAAGCGAGTTACCAAACGTATCAAAAGTTGGTTTAAGAAATAATTCAGTGACGTCTGAGGATGCGTCTTTAAAGAAATCCTCCTCATTGGGGCGTGGTATAATTGGTAGTACCGGAGATTCTAAACCTCTGTGATGTGCGGGTTCGAGCCCTGCCGCCCCAACCATTTTTCATATAAAACTTGCAGATATGACATATAGAGATATAGATCCCAAACTAGCTGGAATATATATTATCAAGAATAACATAAATGGTAAATGCTATATAGGTCAAAGTATTAAACTTAGATCAAGATTAAAAGACCATCTGCGAAATGCTAAAAACGGTAAGTTAGATTTACCTATTTATAGAGCAATTCGTAAATATGGCTTTCATAACTTTACTGTAGATATACTTGAGTCGTTTATTCCTGATCCTAACTTATCTAATGAAGAATTAGTTAAGCAATTAGATCAACTAGAGATAAGATACATAGAGCAGTACAAAGCATACGAAGAAGGATATAATTGTACTAAAGGCGGTGATTTTGGAGTACTAGGGCTTAAGATGACTACTGAACAAAAGAAGAAAGTATCCGAAAACTCTAAAAAACAAGCTGTTAAATTATACAAGCCTATCTATTTATATTCTATAAAAGAAAAGAGTACAATATATGCCATAAGTATTACAGCTGCTACTAATATAACTAATATACCTAGATCTAATCTAATAAGAACAGCTAGAGGTTTGTATCGACAGACACATGGTTACTTAGTTGCGTTTTCCTTAGAAGAACTAGAAAAGTATAAACAGCAGCTTAATATAGAATCTTTTTATATAGATAAAGGTCGCTTCAAACCAAAATATAAGGTATTAATAGAAATTGACAACATTACTTTATTATTAACTGTTAAGGAAGCTGCTAAAAAATTATGCATTAGCACTTCTATGGTATATTCGATATTGAATGGTCACAGAACTTTAAAAAACGGCAAACTAACTAAGATATTTGAGCAGTCTGACTGCAAGCAGACTGCAAACTAAGTGGGCCTTTAGTAGAGGCATCGTAACCGCCTAAGTCACTTGCTATCTGATCAATAGTAAATACAGCTAATGAAGGACTGGATCGTAAGCCAGCGTGTTAACAGGAGTCACGCATAATCCTGTGTACTGCGGATTGGAGAAATGGCATCTCGTATGGCTCATAACCATAAGTTCCCGTTCGAGTCGAGGGTCCGCAACAAGTTTTCATAAATTAAAAGTTTAAAGATTTAATAAAGTGAGTAAAAGGGGTTCGTTGTGAAACGCGCCCCTTTTTTAAATAATATCACATGGTTGATTTTACTAAAAAAATTAAATTTTCTAATAAATTCAGAAAGCCAGCGCTATAGTTTATAGCAACTGGCTCATATTGTCCGTACCCTAAAGGTACGGCCGAATATATGCGTTTCTGGTAGGCAGAAGCGGATAAATGTATTGATGGTTATACTGCTGATGATGGAGACTATATCAGTGGGTATAACTATTTTTATTTAAACTACTGCCCTATCAATAGATCTGTAAACAAGTAGGTTAACGGTAAATGGGTAACTACTCGTGAAGTTACATTTCCTGATTTCTGGGATTATGACTATTACTATTTTCAATGTGTAGATGAAGCTAAAATAGAAGGTAAACATCTATGTGTATTAAAGTCTAGACGTAAAGGTTATTCATATAAAGCAGGCTCTATGTTATGTCGTAACTACTATTTAATACCTAACTCTAAGTCATATGTATATGCCTCAAATAAGCAATATTTGACTGATGATGGTGTACTTACTAAAGCCTGGGACTATATGGACTTTATTGATGAGCATACTGCGTGGGGTAAGAAACGTAGTGTTAACACTCAGATGCGTAGACGTGCTGGTATGCTTATCAAGGATGAATATGGCAATCAAATAGAAGTAGGTTATAAGTCTGAAATCATTGGCGTTACTTTGAAAGACAATCCTGATGTAGTACGTGGTAAATTAGCTAATCTTATCATGTTTGAGGAAGCTGGTTCTTTCAAGGAGTTAAGCGCAGCATGGCAGATTGCTAGACCTTCTGTAGAAGTAGATGGTAAAGCATTTGGTACTATGATTGCATACGGTACAGGTGGCGACGAAGACTCTAACTTTGCCACTCTAAAAGATATGTTCTATCATCCTGATGGTTATAATTGCCTAAGTCTAGATAATATATGGGATGAAAACGTATAGAATACTAAGTGTGGATTCTTTATACCTCAGTATACAAATATGGACTTACGTGATGAAAATGGTAAGCGTTTGTATATGGATGAAGATGGTAATACTCTTACTATTAAAGCACGTGCACATATACTAGAGGAACGTAAAATAGTAATATAGAATTCAACTAGTTCTGTAGCAGTAGATAGGTATGTAGCTGAACGCCCTATTACTCCAGCAGAAGCATGTCTTGAATTCAACGGTAATATATTCCCTAAGAAAGAGTTACAGGAGTAGTTAGCCAAAATACGTACTAATAAAAAACTTACTAACCACAAATAGGTAGGAGATCTAGTATGGGAATTTGATGGATCTCTTAAATGGATAGTAAAGAAACAAGGAGATATTAACCATTATCCTCTTAATAAAGATGATGATCCTACTGGTTCTATAGTAATATGGGAACACCCTGTGTAGGATGCTCCTATTGGGTTATATATACTAGGAGTAGACCCTTATGATCATGATCAATCTGGTACTAATTCATTAGGTTCTACATTTGTTTATAAGCGTTTCTAGGGCTTTGAAAATTACTATGATATAATCGTAGCAGAGTATACTGGAAGACCTGCTACAGCTGAAGAATACTATGAAAACTTACGTAAATTAGCAGTTTATTACAACGGTAGGATTATGTATGAAAATGAGCGTAAAGGCTTGTTTCCATATTTTACTGCTAAACATTGTGATTATCTTTTGGCTGATTAGCCAGACATTATATCTGATATTGTTAGCAATTCAAAAGTGCAGCGAAAGAAAGGATGTCACATGAACAAGTAGATCAAACAATGGGGAGAAGGATTGATTAAAGACTGGCTTAACGATGAGAAATCTCCTGGTCATAAGAATCTACACGACATATTATCAGAACCGCTATTAGAAGAACTTATAGGTTATAATGATATAGGTAACTTTGACCGAGTGATGGCGTTGATGCAAGTAATGATTTATAGGGAACAACTATACAATGTAGTTGTTAAAGAGAAGAAAAAAAGTAATAGGGAAAGACTACTATTCGACGGTCCCTTATTTACTTATAGTAATTATAGTTATGACGATAACTATGATCAAGTCGAAGAAGATGTATATACATTTAATTAACATAATATGATAAGTAAAAATATTGGTTCGTTTCCAGTTTAGAAATTACCTATGTCTAAGAAGACAAAGGAATGGAAAGAGAACTGCGTTGACTATATTATCGGGAAATCTGGATTTAGCAATGGTGGTGGAAACAATGGACGTACTAGATATGAAGAGATGCAAACATACTATGATTTATACAATAGTATCTATAATGAAAAAGATCTCTTATATGTCACTAATCCATTTAAATAGAAAGACGGATTCCCTGCTACTGCTTAGGATTACAACATAATTAAACCAAAGATAGATTTACTACTAGGGGAAGAGACTAAAAGACCATTTAACTTTAAAGTAGTACGTACTAGTGATAATGCTACTAGTGAAATGTAGGAGAAAGCTAAGCAGATGCTTACTGACTATATCATGGGTATGATTACTGCTAATATGGGTTAGGAGGAAGCAATACGATTCCAACAAGCCATATAGTCTGGGGAAATACTCCCTCCTGAGTAGATACAGAAATACTTAAATAAAGACTATAAAGACATAGCAGAAACTACAGCCTATCATAGTCTTAATTACTTAAAGAATAAGCTAAATATAACTCACGAGTTTTATAAGGGCTGGAAAGACGCATTAATAGCTGGAGAAGAGATATACTATGTCGGTATTGTTAATGGAGACCCATATTTAGAGAGAGTAAATCCATTATACTTTAGTTATGACTAGAGTGCTGACTTAGAATTCATACATGATTCAGATTGGTGTTGTCGTAAGATGATTATGTCAGCTACTGAGATATATGACAGATTCTATGACAAAATGTCAGAAAGTCAATTGAATGAATTACTAGAGATGATTGAAGATACTAGTAGAGGAGGTATTAATCCTGAGATGAGAAAGTCTTCGTTAGATTATCCTCATATTAAAACTCATAGTATTAACAGTCTTAGTTCTAATCCATTTGAAGGTAGTGATAATATTAATGTATGGCACTGCTGCTGGAAGTCATTTAAGAAAATAGGATTCATCACTTATTAGGACCCTGAAACTGGCGAGATTGATGAAGTACAAGTAGATGAATCCTATAAAGTTACAGGTTTCGAGCTAAACGTAGAATGGTCTTGGATCATTGAAGTATGGGAAGGTTATAGAGTTGGTGAAGATTTATATATAGGAATACAACCTCTTGAGTACCAACATATATCTGCTGATAATCTTAACTCATAGAAATTACCATATACTGGAGTAGTATATAATAATACTAATAGTTCTCCTAGATCATTAGTAAGTATGATGAAACCATTACAATATATGTACATTGTGTTATGGTATAGACTCGAATTAGCTATGGCTAGAGACAAAGGTAAAGTACCTGTTATTGACGTTACTTAGATACCTAAGTCTATGGGTATTGATGTCAATAAGTGGATGCATTACTTAGGTGCTTTAGGTGTAGCATTTATCAATCCTTACGAAGAAGGCTGGGATATACCTGGTAGAGAAGGTGGTAAACCATCTCAATTCAATCAGTTTACTTCTCTTGATTTGACTATGGCTAGTACTATAGACTAGTATATCAATCTTATGAATAAGATCGAAGACATGGTGTCAGAGATATCAGGAGTAAGTAAGCAACGTGAGGGTTCTATCGCGTCTAATGAGCTAGTAGGCAATGTTGAACGTTCTGTAGTACAATCTGCTCATATTACTGAGCCTTGGTTTTGGGTTCACAATTAGGTAAAACGTGAGGCACTTACCATGCTATTAGATACATCAAAAGTAGCATGGAAGGGTAATAAGCGTTGTTTACATTATATACTTGATGATGCCACTAGAGCCTTTATATCATTGTCAGATGATTTCTTCTATGAAGATATGGATATATTTGTTGATGATACTACTAAGAATCAACAGCAAGTTGAAGCTCTTAAGCAACTTATGCAACCTGCTATGTAGAATGGAGCTAGTCTACTTGATATTGCTGAGATCATTACTATGGATAATATAAGTATGATCAAAGGCCGCCTTGAAGAGATTGAACAAAAACGTATGGAACAGCAGTAGTAGATGGAACAAGCTCAGGCTGAACGTGAACAGCAAATGGCTCAAATGCAGAATGAGATTAAAGAAGAAGAGCTGATGCTTAAAGAAGCTGAAATGGATCTTAAGAAATATGAAATTGATGCTAACAACGCTACTAAGATTACTGTTGCTCAATTGAATGCTTATAGAGGTGTTGAAGATATGGATCAAGATAATAATGACATACCTGACCCTATAGAAATAGGTAAACAAGCTATTGAACAATAGAAAGTAAATTCTGACATTGCTTCTAAACAATTTGAATTTAATAATAAGAGACGTGAAATGGAAATGAAACGTGAAATTGAAAATAAGAAGATTCAACTTGAAAAGGATAAAATGAAGCAAGAGATGGAGTTACAGAAGTAGAAGGATAAAGCTGCAATGGAACGTGAAAGATTAAAGGCAAAGACAGCTAAAGCAAATAAAGTAGTAGGAGAGAAGTAATATGAATAAATTAAAAAAGTTAGGTTTATACTTGTGGCAATTGCCTCAAAACATAATAGGTAAAGTATTATTTAGTTTGTATCCTGGTTATACTACAGAGATAGACGATAATGCTAAAGTAAGGATATCTAATAGGATGTCTGGAGGTATTACTCTTGGTAAATACATAATTGTTCGTAATGCAAGATCTATCAAGCATGAATACGGGCATACTATACAAAGTAAGTATCTTGGTCCATTGTATCTGTTAGTAATAGGTTTGCCTTCTATACTTCATGCATCTATACATAGAAGCTGGTGTAAGAATAAAGACTACTATCATTTCTATACAGAAAAATGGGCTAATAAATTGAGTGATAAATATTATAAAATTAAGGAGGACTAAATTATGGCATGCGGAGGAAAGAAATCTGGAAGCAAAAAAGGCAAAGGCGGAAAGAAAAGTAAATAATTATGGATAGAAACGCATTTAAATAGAGAATGCAAGCCCTAAAGTCTTACCGGGAGAGTAATCCCGGTAAAGGCTATTGGGACTGGAAAGTGTAGTCTTTTGAGGATGGCGGTGAAGTAAGTAGAGAACAGCAAGCCATATAGAATGCATTAAACGCTAAGGGTACACCTAACCAGTTTATGGATACTTGGAATTAGGCAAGACTAGCTACTGGCAACTTTAATGATTAGTTAGGTGATGGTAAGTTAGAACTACAAAAGGCTAATAGAGATGCTACAGCTATCTATAAAAGCCCTGGAAAATACGGATTTAATTCCTATTTAAGAGGTACTCCTATAGTTAGGTCTGCTACTATGACAGAATAGGAAGCTATTCAAAAACACGTATAGTTTGCTGAACGATTCGGTTATGGTACTAGAACTAGAATGTAGAATACAAACTAGAAAGGGTTAGTAGGTACTTAGATAACTGCTGGTGAATATAATCCTCGAGGTAGAGCAATATATGCTCCTACAGAGGATGTATTGACTCATGAACAGGCTCATGCGTCCAAGGCGTACCCTCAAGAGAATAGGATACAAGAAATACTAGGAGGAGAAAATAAAGCTACTACTGATTACTTAGATAGGCCTACTGAGGTATATTCTCGTCTAATGGATTTTAGAGAGATTAATAATATAGATCCTAATCAAGTATGGGACAAGAAGGCTCTAAAGGAACTCAAGAAAACCGGTACCGACGTAGACTTATTGAATAGGTATAAAGATGATCAGTTGTTAGATTTGTTTAATACTGTTGCTGATATAGGCACTGAACGTAATTACGATCAACCTTAGTATTTAGCAGAAGGCGGTGAAGTAGGAGATCCAGATGATGAATTTATTCAAGCAGTTAATACTAAATTAGGTAGAACTCCAGATGGTAGGCCTAAAGAACAAGGACTTAAACCTGTAATAGACTTAGAAGATGTTGCTAATGTAACTCCTATAGGTAATGCACTATCTGCTAAAGATGCATATAATGCAGCAAGGAATAACGATTGGTTAGGAGTTGGTTTAGCAGGATTAGGGGTATTTCCTATGATATCTGGTGGTTTGAAAAAGATTGCAAGAGAAATACCTACGGTAACTAGAACATTTGAGCGTAAAGTAGCAGAAGCAGATAGGAAGGCATTTACTAGGCGCAGAACCTTAGAAGAATATTATGATCAACGTAATAGAACTTATGAGCTTATTAATACACCTGAAGCTAGAAGAAGAGCAGAGAATATTGATAAAAAGTATGGTACCGAATATTCTAAAGTATATGACGAGCTTACTAAAGAATATGAAAACATAGATAGTTATCGTACAATGCCTGATCCTGAATTTATGAGGCACCCTGATGCATATGCTATGATTGATCCTTCTAAGAGCAAACAAATAAAAATATCTGATGATCTAATTACTAAACCAGAAGATATGCCACCTGGTCTAATTAGACACGAAATAGGACACTATGTAGATGAGAAAGCATATCCTGGTGGAGTTCCAAATAATGCTTATTTGAGATAGTTAGGTAAACCTAGTAAGTATAGAGATTTTGAGGAAGTTAAAGACTTGTTTAAAGATCCAGATAAAGCGTTAGATAGATATAAGTATCTAAGAATGCCTACTGAGAAGAAAAGTATAATGAATTAGTTTGATGAGTATTTGATGTAGAATTATAATCCTTCTACTTATCCTACTAATACTAAATAGTTTAGAGAGGCTATAGAAAATGCTCCTGATATATACAGGAATATGAAAATGTTATTAAAGATACATACAAAGCCTAGTATCTTATTTAAAGATTTTCAAACTAGACCTATTGTACGTAATATTAATAAGAAATCAAATCAAGAAATTGTTTAAACATGGATGAGAAGTTAGCTATATACATGTCTGCAGTAAAGAAATAGCAAAAATATTTAAATAAATTTAGAGATAATTCTTTATTGTATAGTACAAATATAATGGGCGTAGACTATAATTTCATAGATGTAGAGGATGCCATGTATAACTGCGATTTTAATATAAAAGTAAATAAGGACCCACTATATTCTCCTAAACTAACAGACAAAGAACTAAATGCATTATTATCATATCGTAGAGGGGAATACTTTACTGATGAAGAGATGTATAAATATATGAACGAATTAATAATTCGTCTTCATAAAGAGGAGATATACGATAATGAATCTGATGCCACAGTATCCGATACCTAACTATAAGTATGGAGGGATACATATAAAGAAAAAGAATAGAGGTAAGTTTAATGCCTTAAAGAAAAGAACTGGTAAGACAACTGAAGAACTTACACACAGTAAGAACCCATTAACTCGTAAGAGGGCTATCTTTGCTTAGAACTTTAGTAGGATAGCCAAAAAGAGAAAGAAGAAATAAATCTAATTATATATAATTATGGAAAATAAGAACACATTAAATGGATTTGAGGCAATTCTAGATGGTCTCGTTCCTAATGTAGGTACTAATAAGAATAATGATATTGACAACGATCTTAATGATATAGTTTCAGAAGAGTTGACAGATGAGGAATTGGAGGCTTTGAGAAATCCTAAGAAAGGTAAAAAGGTTGAAAAGGAAGAAATTGAAGAAGACGATGAAACAGAAGATGTGGATGATGCAGAAGAGGAGGAAGAGCCTATTGAAACTAAACCTAAGAAAAATAAGAAAAAGCCTGAATCTAAAGTTGATGAAGACGATAACACAGAAGAAGTCGAAGATAATGACACTTCAGATGATAACAAGTCAGAAGAAGTAATAGTTAACTTCTTTGATTCATTGTCAGAACAACTCGGTTGGGACGATGTTGATGATGAAGAGAAACCTAAGACTGCTGAATAGCTTATTGAATACTTTAGAGATGTAATTGAAGAGAACTCTGTTCCAAACTACGCTAGTGAGGAAGTAGAGAAACTTGATGAATTTGTACGTAATGGAGGCAATCTTAAAGACTATTTTAGTATTGATGCTGATCTTGATCTTGACAATATCGAGGTGGAAGATAACGAAATAAATCAAAAGCTCATAGTTAAGGAGTTTTTGAAAGAAAAAGGGTTCTCTACTAAACAAATTGAAAAGAAGATTACCAAGTATGAAGATGCTGGTATTCTTGAAGATGAGGCTACAGATGCTTTAGAGGCTCTTAGAGACATTAAAGCTGAGAGGAAGGAAAAGCTATTAGAGCAGCAACAAAAGTAGGCTAGAGAGGCTGAAAAGCAGCAACAGGAGTTCTTTTAGAACGTTGTCTCTGAAATAAAAGGCATGAATAGCATTTATGGTATTGATATTCCTGAAAAAGACAAGCGCGCCTTGCTAGAATATATATTTAAACCAGATGCTAATGGCGTTACTAAATATTAGAAAGACTACGCTAAAAGCCTTAAGAATCTTATTACTTCTGCTTACTTTACAATGAAAGGTGATAGTTTGATTACTATTGCTAAACAGAAGGGTAGAAAAGACGCATTAGATAACTTTAAAAATAGCCTGAGAGGTAATGGAGTATCTAAGAAGTCTAAGAAACAAATAATAAACAATGATAGTACCTCAACTATTTGGGATACTTTTGCACGACAACTACGTGCCGCATAATAAAAAATTTAACAATAAATTAATTTACTAGTATTTTTATGGATAACAGTATTCTTAACAATCTGCAACTATACAAAGGTAAGTGGTTTTCAGACCTGATTGATACTGCGAAGATTTCAGTAGCTTCACAGTAGAATCCTTATCAGGTATCTACCATCCTGTCTTATGTATTTGGTACTAAAGATAGTGGCTATAGCACTTCTTTGGATATGTTGACAGGTGGTCTTGGCAACGTTATGACGATTGATCAGCCTTCTTTTGAATGGTCTGTAATGATCGACGCTGACCGTGCCGTAACAATTAGAGACGCTAAATGGAATGGCGCAGCTATTACTTCTACTTCTACTGCAGGTTTGGGTAACACACCTATTATGTTGTGGTTGGAAGATAACTGGTTTGGTCCTGGTGCTATTCTAGAGTTTGATAATAAAGAATTCCAAGTACGTGTAGCTGGCGCTCCGTATCAAGATGGTAATCTGTGGGTTTATACTTGCTTTGTAGCTGATGGTCAGCCTTCTTCTTATATTCCTGCTGAATATCTGGAAGCAGGTAAGCAGGTATCTCGTCTTGCTTCTGCATACGAAGAGTACAGTGAAGAGGGTGATATCTTGAACTACAACACTCACTTCAAGATGCGTAACTACTTAACTACCATTCGTATCAACTATGATATCACTGGTTCTGCTTATTCTACAGTAATGGCTATTGCACTGAAAGATCCTGCAACTGGTAAGACCTCTTACTTGTGGGCTGATTATCAGGAATGGAAAGCTTTACGTGAATGGTATAAGAGATGTGAACGTATGTTGGTTTACATGAAAACCAATGTTAACAAAGACGGTTCTTGTAATCTGAAGGGTACTAATGGTCGTCCTGTATTCATTGGTGCTGGTCTGTTGGAACAGATTGCTCCGTCTAATAGACGTTATTACACTAAACTGACTGGTGAAATGTTGGAAGACTTCTTGTTTGACCTGTCTTACAACTGTCTTGGTACTAACGAACGTAAGTTTGTTGCTTTGACTGGTGAAATGGGTATGCGTGAATTCGACCGTATCTTGAAAGAAAAGGTAGCTACTATGAACCTGACTGATACAGTATTTGTAACTGGTTCTGGTGATAACCTTACTTTCGGTGGTCAGTTCAAGACTTACAAGATGACTAATGGTATCGAGTTGACATTGAAATATTTCCCGTTGTATGACGATACAGTTTATAATCGTGAATTGCATCCGATTACATTGAAACCGAAAGAATCTTATCGTATGACCTTCTTGGATCTTGGTCGTCGTGATGGTGAAGCCAATATCGTTAAGGTAGTTCGTAAGGATCGTGAGTTCGTTACTTGGTATACTGGTGGTGCTGTTGCTCCGTCTGGTTATGCTAAGAGCAAAGATACTCTGAGATCTAACGGTAAGGATGGTTACACTGTATTCTTCCTTGGAGAAATGGGAATAATGTTGAGAGATCCCCGCGCATGTGGCGAATTAATTCTCGAGTGATGTAAAAAACTGACAGTCTGTGGTAACTTTTATTAATTCTATACGTTATATATGTATAAGCAATAAAAGTTATAACTTATGGAAAATACATATAGAATTTATAAAATTACCAACAGACTAAACAATAAAATATATATAGGTCAAACTAAAAGAGAAATCTTTAAACGCTTTTCTGATCACATGAGTCACGCTATTAAATCAAAAAGACCTAATGATTTAAATTGTGCTCTCTATATAGCAGTAAGAGAAGATAAACCAGAAAATTTCAGTGTAGAATTACTTGAAGAATTTACTGGAACAAGACATCAAGCTGATAAAAAAGAAATAGAATGGATTGCCAAACTCAATAGTACTAATCCAGAAATAGGTTATAATACAGATAAAGGCGGTCATGTAATTTCTGAAAAATGTAGAGAAGCTAGAAGACAACAGTTATTAGGATCAAAGTTAACTGGCTCTCAACTAGAGATAGTAAGGGAAAACGGGATGAAGATAGCAAAAGCAGTATGCCAATATGACCCAAAGACGGGAGAATTAATAGGAGAATATCCTAGTATTATTGGAGCGTCTAGATCTACAGGATGTGACAGAAGAACCATTCAAAGACAATTAAGTGGAGAATCTAATACAGGCTCTGCTCACTCTTTAGGAAACTTAAAATATATTTGGAGATATAAAGAATAAGCTAATAAAGGCCAGTTTAGGCTGGCCTTTTTTCACTAACTTGATAAATCTAATACAAAGTATTATGGAAGTAATCGTTAGAATAGTTAAAGTAAATCCTTGGACTGGACTTACAAAATGGCCTACAACATTTGACTATGTAGGACCTTACTGGACTAGATCTGGTAATATCTATACTGGCTTGAGCGAATAGGATGCTCGTAGATTGGAAAAAGCCTTAAACAAAGAAGAAGGAGAATTGTCACCAAGTAGTGACTTTTGGACTACCTTCGCAGTACAACTCGGTAAAAGAGATTTGATTCTCAATACTGAAAGGCCACTGGATGAATTACAATACTTATTCTTAAAAGGTCATAAGAGAGTAGCTGACGGATTAGCTAATATGAATCCTTCTAAGGACTATGTGTTGATTAATAAAGATGCAGAAGCTGAACAGACTAATAGAGTCAATAAAGTTAAACGTGAAGCATATAGAGAACTTGATAAGATGTCTATCGAAGATATGCGCAAGTGCTTACGTCTCTATGGTATGAAGTCTGATACTATGTCTAATGAATTAGTAGAGGCTAAACTTACAGAACAAGTAGAATCAGCTCCTGAGAAATTTATGCTTAAATGGGTTAATAATCCTAATAAGGAAATTAACTTTGTTATTGAAGAAGCTATTGCTAAAAATATCATTCGTAAGAATAGAACACAATATTTCTTTGGTACAGATCTGATTGGTAATGGCATTGATGATGTGATTGTTTATTTACAAGACAAGAAGAATCAAGATTTAAAATTAACAATTCTTCAGGAGATTAAATCGAAATGAGATTAAGTGAGTTTCTTGAAAAAGGATGTGGAATGAATATATGTAGTGTTATATATAAATTCACTAATATCTCAAATGGAAAAGTTTATATCGGACAAACTAAAAATTCATTACACAAACGTTTAATTTCTCATCTGTCATAGGCTAGAATGACTACTAGGACTAAGAAAAATCATTTACAATATGCTATACAAAAATATGGAATACATGGTTTTGATATAGATGTTGTAGAGAAATGCTCAGAAGACTAGTTAAATTCTAGAGAAATCTATTGGATAGATTACTATCAGTCACATAATCCTCAAAAGGGGTATAATTGTACAATAGGAGGAGATGGTAATAGATCTCCACGAGAAGTCAAAAAAGATACTAGAGATAAAATATCTAAAGCAAATCTTAATAAGTGGAAAGATAGAGAATATAAATAGAAACAACACTAGTCTCGAATAGATTCTTATAAAAGAAGAATTGAACAAATAGTATAGTTAACCTATGATTATAAAGTAGTGAAAATCTGGAACTACAAAAAAGATATAAATGCTGAATTTAATAGTACTATTTATAAATTGCGTAATTCTAGAAAAGAACTATTAATGGGTGGGTATATTTGGATGAAATTAAAAGATTACAACTAGTTTAAATTACCAGATCCTGTTATAGTACAGTTAGATAGAGATTACAACTTTATATAGTACTTTTACGATTACAAAACAGCAAATATTAGAATATACGAATTGACTGGTAATTACGGTAATTTAAAATTTACAGCTAATCAAAAAATTTACTAAAAGTAAGGGTACTAAAAAAAGCTGACAGCATTTGGATGACATATACTAATTATATGAACGAAATTAAATCTAAATAATGAAAATATCTGATTTACATAAGGCATTCAAAGTTCTAATGGATAAGAATTCAGAGGCAGTCGCTTTCGGCGGCTGTCCTGCATTTCTTCCAGAAGAAATTGATCTGTTTCTTAATTAGGCATATATAGAAGTAATATGTAATAAATACACTGGAAATAATACAATGCAAGTTGGATTTGAAGGTGCTGTAAAACGTATTGCTGATCTATAGAAACTGATTAAGACAGATTCTGCTTAGAATTTAGTATATCCATATGCTAGTTCTAATGTGCTTACTTTATCTAATTTCTTTAAAGACGGAGAAGAGCTTAAGAGAATGTTCTATGTAGATTGTGTACTCCATTATGATAATGAAGTATCAACTTGTATACTAATAGATCACGACAAAGCTGGCAAGTTCTTATAGACGTATAATAATCTACCTTGGATAGATACTCCTGTAGCTGTATTAGAAGATAATACTTTAAAGATATATATAGATCCTATTAGAATGGAGGCGGAAGAATATACTGCTGATATTACTTATGTTAAGTATCCTGAACTGATACAACATACAGATTATAATAGGAATATTACAGAAGTACCAGATTATATTCTTAATGAAGTAGTTAATAGAGCAGTAGTAATAGCTTTAGAGAATATTGAATCTAATCGAGCTTAGACTAAATTACAGATAAACAGTTTAGAAGAATAATAAAATATAAGAATAAGATATGAATAGCAGAGCAATGCAAATTGAGTTTGAAAGACGGATCACACTTATGAATCCGAATTTTGAATTGGCAGAAAAACTAACATCTGATACAATTTTCTCTTTTCTGAATGCATATACAGAACGTTATGTACGTCTGAACTATTTGCAAGAAGATGCAGTACAGGATGGTACTAGAGCTCAAAAGAAGAATGCAGATGCTTTAAAAGGTCTTATTACTAGAGGTCTGTATGCAGTTGAAGCTAAAGATGAAAATAATACAGATAAGACTAGCGATAGAGTATCTTTACCTTCTGATTACTTCTTATATATACGTTCTAATAGTTTAATATCTAAGAACTATAAGATAGAGGAAGAGATCTAGAACGAACAAGATTATGTAGTGACTTCTAATAAAACTATTAGAGAGGATGACGTTGAAAAAGTAATATCTACATACTATAACAAAGCTATTGTATTAAATCCATACGTAGTATTGAATGCAGGTAATAATGCAGATGAGGAAAAGAAACTTTATCTAAATGTCATTCATGATGAGTATACTACTATAAAGAAAGTAGATTTAGTATATTATCGTAAGCCTAAGAAATTTGACGTAATTGGAGTAGATGGAGTAAACGTATTAGATCACTGCGAACTTCCTGAAAACGTGCATATGGAGATCGTAGAAGGAGCAGTAGAGATGTTTATCACTGAAGCTAAGTATAGGTTAAATATGAAACCTGAAGATAATAAATAATTATGAAGAATATTGAATTACTTGAGTCTTTTGAATTAGAGCTTAATAAGTTAGATGATAACTTTACTAAGCCTACTACAAATACAACTGAGTATTTCTTGAATGCAGGTTTAGATAAATTCTGGAAGACAAGATATTCTTAGAATAACCCTAAGGTTAGAGGATTTGAATAGATTCAGAAAAGAATTGATGACCTACGTACTTTGGTTGCTGAAGTTACTTTAGTTCCAGATACTACTTCTAAGGATTTATATACAGTAACTATACCAGAAGATTATGTAATACTTTTAGGTGACACTGCCGGAATATCTCCAGCTGATGGATATACAGATCCCTGCTGGGAATTAGACAGTGATGGAAACTATGTAATTCATTACTCAGATGTATTAGAAGGTAGTATAGAAACTATTGACAGAATCAAGGAAAATTCTTTATCAGAGTATCATTTAAGATATACTAAAGCAAAACCAATTCGTCTATTATCGGGAAACGAAATTAAACTATATACTGATGGAAAATATAAAGTAAGTAAGTATATATTGCATTACTTAAGAAAACCACATTATATAGATATACACACTGAACCCTTTAAAGAATATACGGATATGCCTGAACATACACATCTAGAGATTGTTAAGTTAGCAGCTCAGTTGTATATTGAAAATCAAGCAAATCCTCGTTATAACTCCTATACTTAGGAAGTAGTTCCTAATATGGAGTAAACCAAATAGCGCTTAGAACGTGGAAACCTGCAATAAGGGAGTAGAACTAAGCGTCTTAGACTAAGCGCTTAATATGTCTAATTTAAAATAAAAAACTAATATGTTACAAAGTGTACATTCCGTATTGATCGGAAAAACTTGTCCTGCATCTTATACTACAGCTGATGCTCTTGCTGCAGGTGACGTAGCTTTATTTAACGAAAATAAAGCTTTGATTAAAACTGCTGCTGAAGCTGCTACTGCTAGTTCTCTTTACGTAGGTGTAGCTGGTTCTAAAATCAATGTTACTATGCCTAATGGTTCTGTAGCTCAGAAGGCAAATATTGACTTCTCTAATGAGATCAAGAAAAACTCTAAACCGTCTGCAGTAATTGGTGAATATGTAGCTCCTGTAGAAGAGAAGATCGTTATTACTTTGACTGATGCTACTATCGTTGCAGGTAATCGTTACGTATTACGTATTGTTTACAAAGATATGTACGAAGCTGCTTGGCAGTTTACTCATACTTATGAAGTATATGCTGAATCTGCAACTGCTGCTGACTTGGCTGCCGCTATTGTAAAGAAGATTAATGCTCACAAAAATCGTCGTGTACAGGCTACTGTATCTTCTGCAGTTATTACATTGACTGCTATGCCGAAAGATGACAACGAAGGTGTTGATTCTTTGAACGAATATAGCGTTGTAACTATGGAAGCTTCATTGTATGAAACTATTCCGGGTGCTCTGCTTGCTAATCAGCCTAAAGCTGTTGCTGGTGCTACTATCGCTAAGACTGTAGGTAATCCTGGTAAGGGCTACTGGAAACAAGTACGTGATGCAGAAGTACGTAATATGGGTTACAAAGGCCACGTATTTACTGGTGCTTATCCTAGCGTAGAACAAACTCGTAAGGTAGTTGAAGGTGCTGAATATGACTACGCTATCATTGAAAATGATAACCTGTATTTGAGCAATGACAACCAGTATATTAAGACTACTCCGTTGACTACGGAAGTTTATTGTCCTAGCTTGGTTGGCTCTATCGTAGACAAGGGTATCCAATCATTTATTTCTGGTGCAGAAGTAAAATAATAAATATTATTTCAGTGTGCTGATAAAGGGCTATGGGGCTAAATAGCCCTGTAGCCTTTTTTATTTAAAATAATATCATGAAAATAATCGGAATAAATATAGAGAATGGTATTCTATCAATAAACCTAGATACTAAATTACCTGAGACAGTATAGGAGGATTTGTATCTGTATATAGACACACTGGATAACTATTCTAATCGCAATTCAGCTATACCTAGCGATCATTCTTACTCTGTTTTACTAATGAATGAAGAAGGTGATCAGGTAGAATTAACAGAAGGAAGAAGTATTATCTATTTAGATATAGATAGCTTTGATCCAAAAATGGTGCTTAGCACATTTACTGTTACTATAGAAGATAGTGTAGCTTTTTATTATGATACAGAAGAACTGTATTATAAGCAAATAGACCTATTGTGTAATCATTGTAGTACTTGTTTGGATGATCAATAGAAAGATCGTATTATGTTATTTATGCTTAAATATAATTTATTACAGTATGCAGTAGAACATGATATAATTGATGATCAAGTTTAGTACTATAAAGATATAGCTAGAATGTTGAATATAAATACTAACCATTCTGTATTTAATGATGGTCATTATGACTGTAGCAAATGCTGTAAGAGTGGAAATAAAACTTTTTGTACTAGTTGTTGTAATTGTAAAAATGGAGTTTGTTCACTATGCTAACTAAAGAGATATACAAGATAGAAGCTAGCAAGAATCTACTTACTAAGTATAACATAGAGTACGATAAGTGTGACATTAAAAGTATAATATGTGCTACCTATATAGCTAATTTGATAGATGGGGATTACCCATTAACTCAAGTGCAAGTAGACAAACTAAAGTAGATTATCAATTGTCTAGTACAACCTAGTAGATATTGGGATGGTAACGATCAAGAAATAATACATCCCCTATTGCTAGAAAGAGAATTAATTACTAATTTTGGCATTGCCACTATTAATGACGAACTTATAATTTGTGAATAATGACTACAGAAGAATTAGAAAGATAGGTAAGGAAGAATACTATAGCTATTAAGACTGTGTCAGATAGCCTTGTAAACTATGTGCAAAATTAGTAGTTAACTAGTACTAATAAGGTTACAGCAGCTAATACTTCAGATATAGACAAACTAAAGAATGATCTCAATTCTATACAAACATAGATTAACTTGTAGAATAGAATTGAGTTAATGAAAGATACTAATATAGTAGATCCCACTAAGCTGGACTTATTGCAGTATGATGGAGATAGATGGTCTAATATAGCTGCTAGCAAAGTAGTAACAGGCTTACTTGGTAGATTAACAGACTTGCAAGACGTAGAGATAAAGAACTTACGTAATGATAATGCTCTTGCATGGGATAGCGAACTATAGAAATGGACAAACAAGAATCTGAATACTGAACTGTATGATGACATATATATAAGTAAAATTAAACCTGATTCTACTCCTTATGAAGTATGGTTTAAAGACTCTGCTATTTTTGGTCAAGAAGGATTTGCTTCAGGTCTTACTGGTTTTGGTGGTAAAATTGATAAGTTTGGTCATGCTGAGTTTGATAGCCTTACTTTACGTAGATTCCTAGAGGTGCCAGAGTTACGTTACAATCGTGTAGAGATTCAATTAGGAGATAAATGGAATGCCCCTGGTGCAGGTGTAATTGAAAGTGTTGAAGAATTAGATCAATATACTGGTCTTATTACTTTAAAGCTGGAAGAAGGTGAATATGGAGCAGTATCTGTAGGAGACCTTTGTATGGGTATATTCCATTCTGAAAGAACTCAAGAGAATGCTGAATAGGATGAAGATGATGGTAAGGGTAATAGAAAGTTTGCCGGTTTCTATACTGTATACTTTGAAGTTACAAATATACTTGATAGTTAGAATAAAAAGTTTGGTTATAGACTTAGACCTGTAGACGAATACTGGAATATGACATTCCATCCTTGTGCTCAGATGAACTTCGTAGCATACGGTAATAAAACTAATGTAGATCGTTAGACATCTTGTTATTCAACTCGTACTTACACACGTTACTTAGTAAAACAAAATACATGGGATCACAAGGCTAAGAATATAGCTATGTAGTTTGGTGATCTTAGTAATTTGAATATATTTGGTTATGAAATGACTGGTTATTCAGCATATCTTAACTCAGTATATTTCACTGGTACTATTACTCAAGTAAAGCCAAATGGGGATGAAGTAAGAGTAGCAAATGATTGTGGTGCATGGGAACCAGATACTCATTATGATTATTATGATAGAGTAAGTGTAGAGGGTTACTTGTGGTTATGTATCAATCCTAATGGAGCAGATGACAAACCTAGTAGTTCAAGTCCCAACTGGTTAGAACAGGTATCTAAAGGAGATAAAGGTGAAGTATCGTACTTCCATATCAAGTACTCACCCGTAGAAAATCCTACAGCTAGTCAAATGACTGAAACTCCAGATGTATACATTGGTACTTATGTAGACTTTAACTATGCAGATAGTAATAATCCTGCAGATTATACTTGGGCTAGATTCCAAGGTGTACAGGGTGAAAAAGGAGAGCAAGGTATACCAGGTATAGGTATAGACGGTAAGACTTATTATTTACATATAAAATATTCTAATGACGGTGGTCGTACATTTACAGGTAATAATGGTGAGGATCCTGGTGATTGGTTAGGCCTACTTACTGACTTAAATGTTAACGATAGTACTAATCCGGCTGACTATAAATGGAGTAAGACTAAGGGCGAACAAGGGGATTAGGGTATTCCTGGTTCTAATGGATCTGATGGAGCAGATGGTTTAATTATACGTAGATCAGAATGGAAACCTAACAGAGAATATCGTAATGATCAGGACGTTCCTCAATCAGTATCTAAGATACGTTATTTAGACATTGTACTTGTAAGAGACTTTGGTGCAGCTACTGGTTATAAAGTATACAAATGTATATATACTGTCGCTCCACATATATCTAGTGATAGTAATGCTCCTGGTACTTCTGGTGGAGCTGCTTATTGGGAAGAATTTACTACTAATGTAGAAAGTATCTATACAGATTTAATTATCGCTAAAGATGCTAAATTAGACTTTGTAAGTGGTAATGCAGTCAGAGTGGGATATGAATCTGGTACTAATAACTTTACAGTAGTAGCTGGTATTACTGGAGCAGGTGGTAATAATGGATCTGCAATTAGAATATGGGCTGGTGCTACTGAGGAGAATAGAGGTAGAGCCCCGTTTAGAGTCACTCAGGATGGTATATTACATGCTGAAGATGCAGATATATCAGGAAGGATTGTTGCAAAAACTGGAGAGTTAGGAGACCTAAAAATTACTGGGATGATTGATGGACGTTCAGATGGAACAAACGGAATACTAATACTCTCAGATTTCATTAAATTCTACGACAATTCTGGTGGAAAAGCAGATAGAACTATTCTATTTGGTGTATTAAATAACTTTGGTTATAAATATATGGGTGCTTTTGAATCCGATGTTAGAAATAGTTATAATACATGGGGTAATAATGACGCTTTGTATTTTAACATACGAGGTAGTAATGCGGCTAATAGAGCTATATACGGTATGGGTGATATAGTAATGGACGGTGATGTTATCGGTTATAATTTTACGCCTTTTACAGGACCTTGGGAATCTAATACAGTACGATATATACCATATAGTAGACGAGTAATTCTTGCTAAGAATTATGGCAGTAGTAATTCTCATATTGGGTTACCTAGTATATCTTCTGTTTAGAATGAACTAGGATTACAAAGTGGTGACGCTTTTTGTGTTCCTATGTCTATAACTGTAGGAGAACCAGATACATAGCCATTAAGAATATACGGAAGAAGAAATGGAAATACGGCTTATCCTTTAATGAAGGCTATAAATGGAGAAGGCCCAATTGAATATATGGACCTACGTTGTAATTCTACTGTAGAGTTTTTGTTAATTTATTACCCTCTAAGTATTAGCATAGATACTTCTATTGCAGCTAAATATATGGCATACATAAATAGAGCTTGGTAATTTTTAAAATATATATAATTTGTTATGAAAATAAATTTTGCACAACTGGAAGTATATACAGATATTAAGAAAACTAACAAAGTCTGTATTGATGTTAGAGAACAAATAGGTGAAATGATATATGAAGTAGGTAGTGGTATTAAAGACCATGCCTTAGCATTCAAAATCTACAATTCAGATAATGAAGTAGAACTTACATCTGAAGAAGTAGAAGTACTGAATAAGTATGTAAGTCAATACTGCAAACCTGCCTTTATCCAAGCTTTTCTCGAAGCAACTAAGGAAGTAGAAGAACTTAAAGACGACGAATCGAAATGATAGTAAAAGGAGTTAAAATAAGTGAACTCGAACTAAGAAACGAACTAACTGGAAAGGAGAATATCCCTTTCCAGGATTCGTTTTCTAATGGTAAACTAAATCTGGAAGGTGTAATAGATTACTTCCAGAAGGTTACCAATTAGAATATTAGTTTATAGAGTTTAGTAAATATTAAATAGTGTATACAGAGTGCCTCAGAATTAGAGTTCTACGCTTCTAATGTAGGTGATGTATACTTTAATACAGGAGACAAGAAGTTGTATATGTACCAAGAGGATGGAACGTATACAATTAGTGATCCGTCTAAAACCCAGTTGTATGTATTTCTTACCCCTCTAGATAGTGAAAAGTCTGATGCTATATATAGATGGGATGAAAACAGCAAGCAATTTATTGTGCCTTCGTATGTTGACGATGTAATAGAAGTATACGCTACGTATGATGTATCTCCTATTGGCTAGTTAAACAACATTAAACTGTATAAAGATGCTAAACATACTCAAGCTGTAGTAGGAGAAGTAGGTAAGATATATATAAATATTGAAGAAGGTCAGCCTGCATATTCGTTTAGATGGTCTGGGTCAATATGGGTTTCGGTAAATGATGGCGGTCCATTAATCATAGGTGAGATTACTGGTACTGCTTACGATGGTGGTAAGGGTAAACACAATAAAGATATTATAGATAGTCTACCTGATACGGTACTGTCTAATGTAAGTAGTACAGTTGAGAAGACAGGTACTACTAATAAGATAAATGTAAACAATAAGAAAAGAGGTAGTGATGAACTGTATGTAAATAATACAGATAGTTCTGTAATACTTGATTCTTCTACTGATACTGAAGCAGGTCTTATGGCTGCTGCAGATAAGAAATTGTTTGATTCTATGCCAAACATGTGGCTAACTGAACAATCGACAATTACTGCATCTGCAGATAAAGTAATAGTAGCGCAGTCTATTTCTAGAGTACAAGACGGGGTTTATAAACAATCTGGTAATCTATACAAAGACATTCCGGCAGCTACTACTACTACCGCAGGTGTGATGACAGCTGCAGATAAAGTAAGATTAGATACTGGAGTCGCTGAAGATATATAGGCTGAAAGAGAAGCTAGAGAAGCTGCAGATAGACAATTACAAAGTAATATCGATGCAGAAGCATCTACTCGTTCACAGGCTGATACTGCATTAGGTAATCGCATTACAACAGAATCTAGTGACAGAGAGGCGGCAGATACTGCATTAGGTGG